TGATCACCAAAGATAAATTCAAAGTTCGTTTTTCAGCTAATGTAGAAGAGGAAGAGGAGGAAGAAGAAAGCGAGGAATAAATAAAATGGCAAAGATCAAGTACAATGAGCTTTCAAATGCTCAGATTGCTGATAAACGTCGACTTGTTATTTCTGAGTGTATCAAAGAAGAGGGACATTGTGGATTTACATTAGCCCAACAAGTTGAGGTTGAAGAAGGAAAAAGAACAACAAGATTGTTTCTTAAAAATGGTATTCATGTTGCAAGCATTGATGAGCTTTATAATTTGCGAGATGCAATCAATGATGCAATTGATAAATACGAGGAAAATACGCAGGATCAGGAACAATGGGAAAATTAAAAAAGTTTTCGAAAAACTGTTGACATTATATCAATCCAGTGTTATAATCTAAGCATAAGTTAAATAAGTAATAAATAAATTGCTAGGAGGTAAATGGTATTGAAGACTAAAAAGCAAACAAGTAAAGATTTGTTTGTAAAGCATCTGCTAGGTTGTGGACAAGTAACGTTTACAACTAAAGGTAGAGAATTTCAGCAAACGCTGGAAAAAGTAAAAGCTCTTGGTATTAAAGCAAGAGTTGAGCAGTATTCCACTTTTGTGGTTATTGTAAAGTGTTGAGAACATTAAAAATAACGGATGGAAAATACATCCAGCAAAGAAAAGGAGAAACAAAATGAAGAATTGGACAGTTAAAGAAGCAGCAAAAGTAATTCGCGAGAATAAGGACGCTGAGGCAGTTAAGGAGATCGTTAAACACTTCCCTCTGTTTGCAGTTATTGTAGCGGGTAAAGATTTCGATGGATTAACAGATGCAATGCCGGAGCATATGACGGTACGTAAGATTGAAAATGAGCTGAACAATGGATCTACAGGTGATGCAGACGTTGAGGACGATGAAGACCAGGCAGAGGATGACACTACTGCAGAGGATCTTGAGAACATGTCTACCAAGCAGTTAATTGCTTTATGTGGCAAGAGAGGAATCAAGGTTCCAAAGTATGGCAAAAATAAGCAGTTTTATCTCGATGCATTAAACAGTGCAGGTGATGAAGACGAAGATGCAGATACTGAGGAAACGGAAGAGGAAGAAGATCCGGTTGCACTGTACAAGAAGTGCAAGAAGGCTGGACTGAAGGTAGCACCTAAGAAGTCTGCAAAGTATTACAAAGATCAGTTAGCAAAGGCAGCAGCTGAAGAGGACGACACCGATGATGAGGACGATTGGGACGACGAAGAAGAAGAGGAGAAGCCTGCAAAGAAAGCACCAAAGAAAGCTCCAGCCAAGAAAGGTGCCAAGAAGCCTGCAAAGAAATCGGAGCCAGAAGAGGACGACGACGACGATGAAGATGATGAGGACGAAGACGAGTGGGACATTTAATATTCCCAATGAATCCTCCGGCATAGGATAGGTAGAGGATAAACCACCAACTGTAGAGTGAGCACTATGGTTGGTGGTTATTGTAAATTATGGAGGAATTATGAGGTACAGAATCTATACCGACGGCTCTTATGAAAAAGAAAAAGATATTGGTGGTTGGTCAATGGTAATTGCTGATCATCATGGATTAAAGCTAAAATCAGGAATCAAACGAGGCACGACTAACAATCAAATGGAATTGGTAGCGGTCTTGAAAGCATTAGAATATGCAGTACGGAAACGTTTAGTGAATATCGAGATTGTTACAGATTCAATGTATGTACTAAACGGAATACAAAAATATGCAGAAGTATGGAAACAGAACAATTGGGTTGGGTTATCCGGTGAACTGATCAAGTACAGATCAGAATGGGAAGGAATCTTGATTATGCTTGGTAGTTTGAAGGAAAACAACTTTACAGTTAAGTTCTCAAAAGTAAAAAGCCATAATGGCAATTCATTAAACGAGCTTGCGGACGCTAAAGCAAGAGAAGCAATCAAAGCATATAAGGAGAAGTAGCAATGGAAATATATGCATCAAAACTTTATCAGAAAGTTTTTCGAGGTAATAAGTCTAAAGATACATATTTAAAGGCTTGTGGATGGTTAGCACAGAACGTAGTGTCTGATCCACATATCAATAACAATGTTACGTATTCAATTAACAAAGGATATGACAAGCAGTCGGGAACGTATCTATACACGGTTGAATTGTTTGTTAAGTTGGATAAGGAACAATTGGACAATCGCCATTGTAGTATTTGTAAAGAGATCAATGGTAGTTTTTTAATGAACGAACAGTTGAAGTGCGATTGGTGTAAATTGCAGGGATATTTCAGAAGAGAGCAACAGATGGTTCAAGAGAAGAAAAGGTTCATAAAAGAGAGAATGGAGGAAAAAACGCTATGAGTAGTATATGGAGATGGATAGCAATTAAGTGCAGGAATATCAAAAGGTTGTTAAGAAAAGATCTTGGAGTGATATGGATGTGGATGGTCCTGTTGTCACCGTTTTTATCGTTATATTTTCACAGAAAACGATATTCAATCATTGCTCAGCTATTTACAATCGCAATTGCATTGTTATTGATGTATTTAGACCAGTACAGCTATAATAAACCAAGTATCAAAGGGATGCCAATAATGAGAAAGAAGTTTGCACATTACGAGAAATCAACAGATGTTGTTGTAATTAAAAAGGAAGATTTTAATGAGGTGGCAAATTACATTCTTGATCTTCAGGAGTATTTCGAGGAAAGGGGAATGTTATGAGAAAGATTGATCCAAAGAAAATAATTGAGGTTGTAGGATTGATACTCATTATAATCTATATACTAGCATTGTGGTTTCATACAGCCCCAGTAAGTGCTTGTACATTAAATGCAGAAATATCAAAGCAGCTATATGAATGTAATCAATAATTGTTTATCAACAACAGTAAGTTGCTGTAAAAAATGAAGCAAATAATTGTTTGAATAGGATCGGTCAATAAATTGCTTATAAGAGAAAACAGATTGGTTATTGAAGATAAAACAACGTTAACAAATGCCAACGAAAATACAAAAAGTTTATAAGAATTACATAAAATTGTTGCCATTTACGTGTTTTCAATGTATAATGTATACATAAGATAAAGAAATGCTTAGGAGGGCAAAAGCATGAAAAGAATTACAATTAACAATGTAACAGTTACTAAGGAAAATGCAATTAAAGAGGCAGTTGAATATAACAAGAAAACAGCCAAAGAGGTTGAAGTTCAAAATGCATTAGGTGATTCTGTTATATTTATTACAAAATCGGGCGATGTGATTGTTTATTAAATGAGATTATTGGGTTGTGAACAAATAAATTTTAATTTAAGCAACAAATTCGTAAAGACATATAATCAAAAGCGAAATAAAAAGAAGAAAGTAAATACTAGCTTCCATAAAATGTTATTAGACGAACGGGAACGATTGGACCAATCAAAACGTTAAGAATAATTATCCAACTTGGCGCAACTTATAAACAATATTATAACATTTTTATGTAAGGAGGAACCCTATCTCATGTTGTGGACTATATAAGTTTGTTACAAAATGGATAGATGTGAATAATGTCAAGTAATAAGCATCAATGGAAAGTAGGTGATTGTATAATAGAACCTAATGAAAGACAAAGAAATATATTGCAAAAGTTTGGTCTTAATCCAAATAATTGGTTGATATGTTTTGAAAATAAAGCTACAATTGAAGTAGTAAGTAAAAGGTCAAGGCAAAGAAGAACATTGAATGTTAAGGAGAATAAATAAATGTCAAAATTAAATCTTAAATCAGTAAAGGATGTTAAAGTTTACTTTAATGTTGAGAGAAGCAAAGGTAATATGCCAGACTTTATAGTAAACAACTGGAGAAAAATGCATCACAAACCAATGCATAGAAAAGTACAACGTAAAAGAGCAGTATTGGGTAAAATGGCTAAACATATGTAAGGAGAAATCAAATGACTTTAGAAGAAGCAATTAAGCATGAAAAAGAAATTGTAACTAAAAATAGAAAAACTCAATACTTCTACGAAAACAATCCTACAGTTTGGAATGACGGTGGGGAAAGAATGATAAGATGTAGAGTGTGTGCAGATGTCGGCGAACAGCTTGTACAATGGCTTGAGAAGTTACAACAGATTGAACAATCGTATGAGGAGTTAAAAGGTAAAACAGATAGTTCTGTTTTTCCTGATGATGTATTAGATTTCTTAAGTAGTTTAAAACGAATAGAATAAGATTGTAACGAGATTGTTAGTTGAGGTAAAGAATAATGAAAAGTGAGAAAGATCTAATATGGCAATATATCAAACAAAACGATTTACGGTTCTACTATTCATTAAGTCCTTTAGAAAAGATACTTTATCTTATGCAATTGGATGAAACTCTAAGTTTTAGATTGTATGTATTAAGGTCAAGAATACATGAATTGTTTGAGTTAATAATCGGAGGATTGAAATGTATACATTAAATAAAGAACGCATTATTGATATTCAAAATGAAGCAAGGAAAGCTGCTAAAAAAATTGTTCCAGACCGTGAGCTTCCATGTTTTGATTGCAAAGTTCTTAGTGATCTTAATAACAGAGATTTTGAACAATTAAAAGAATCAATACAGGTTTATGAACTAAAATGGCGTGAGAATGCCGAGCTAATTGTGATTTGTGATATGGCTCTTGCATATTTAGATACTACGAAAGCTATGAAAGAATGAATATGAGGTTGATCAATGAAATTGGAGGATTGAGAAAATGACATTACAGCAAGCAATGGAAAAGAATCCTTATGATCGTAATAAACGTAATTTGTCGGCTTATGCAAGATATATAAGATATAATGTCGATAGAATGTATAATAAGAAATCAAAAGATGTTCAAAATCTTATACTGTAGAAGTTAAGCAGTAAATAAAATTACATAACCCTCTTTAATGTATAAGAAATACTGAAACAAATAAGAAGAGAGGAGAATGTAAAAATGCCAAGAAAAGGAGAAAGCAGATATGATGTAGACGAGATATGCAATGCATTAGATAGCTACACAGCACACTGCGTTAAACAAAAAGAAGTACCTATATTAAAAGAGGTGTTTGTTAAGAAGGGATGGTCTTATGAATATGTATGCAAGATCCTTAACGGCAAGCTATTAGAGCAGAAAGATGAACGTCTTGATACCTCTATAAGAAATTTAGTCAATGCTAAGGAGTATATGTTGGAGCGATTGGGATTAAAAGGAAAAATCAACTCTACGCTAGCGGTATTCAGTTTGAAGCAGTTAGGATGGAGGGATCAACAACAGGTAGATGTAGGTACATCAAATAATAAGAGTATTAAGATCACGTTGGTAAAACCTGATTAGTAAGTAGGATGTATAGTTCAATGGTAGAGCAATGAGGCAACCCATAGATATAGGTTCGATTCCTATTGCATCCATTAACCGGTATGTTATTTCGTATTCACTTGTTATTGCTATTGTATAGTAAACTCCAAAATCAAATTTCCCCCGCATACCGGTTATTTATTGGGTATTAGCCAAGCGGTTAAGGCACAGGACTTTGACTCCTGGATCATTGGTTCGAATCCAATATGCCCAGCTATAAATCCTTAGAATAAAGTAAAAGAAAGAAGGGATAATACAAAATAAAAGGAAGTGATAAATTGGATATAGAACAAGAAATTAAACTAACAGTGAATGAGCACTTTATGGATTATGTGACTGACTGGAATCATCAAGAGTATTTGCTGGTAGGATCTTATGGCAGTAGTAAATCTTATGAGACAGCAACGAAGTTAATTCTTAAATTGTTAAGCGAGAAGCGAAAAGCATTAGTAGTAAGAGATACATATGAGCAGATCAAAGAGTCCTGTTATGACTTAATCTATGAGATCTTAGATGGCATGGGAATTGCAACAGAAGACAAAAGCAAGCAAAGTAGAGAACAATATGTGATTGCTTCTAGGTCACCATTACAGTTCATGTTCCCAAATGGTTCGAGGATTGTATTCAAAGGTATGGACAAGCCTACCAAGGTAAAGTCCATCAACAATGTGTCCATTGTTTGGATGGAGGAAGCATCCGAAGTTAAATATAGTGCTTATAAGGAGTTGAAGCTAAGACTTAGAAATCCATTCTTAAAGATCTACTACTTATTAACAACCAATCCGGTTGATAAACAAAATTGGATATATACGCATTTCTTTGAACGCAAGGAAGTAGATGCCGATGGCGAAGAAAAGTTGGTAGTGATTCAGAATGAAGAGGAGTTTTACAAGAGAAGGATAATCAAGGACAATCCAAATGGTGTATATTATCACCACAGCGTTCCAGAAGATAATTCATTCTTAACATTGGATTATATAGCCAAGTTGGAAGAACTCAAAACATATGATCCAGATTTATATAGAGTAGCGAGGGAAGGCAAGTTCGGTATCAATGGCCGGAGAGTCCTTCCTCAGTTTGTTATTGCAGATGATCCAAAAGAGTTTAAGAGGGCAGTTCTTTCCGCACCAATTAAAAGGAATGGTTTTGACTTCGGTTTTGAAACATCATATAATGCTTTGGTAAGAATTGCTGTTGATGTTAAGCAAGGAATATTGTATATTTATGATGAGTGGTATAGAAACCATTTAACAGATAAGCAAACCGCTGAGAAGCTAGAGGAATGGAACCCTGATAGTAAGAATTGGAGAGTAAAAGCCGATTGCGCTCAGCCGGGATCGATTAAATTCTTCCATGATGAAGGTTTTGGATTTACGAAGTGTCATAAGATAACAAGGCTTGAACAAGTAAAGAAAGTAAAACGATTTAAGAAAATCATATGTAGTCCAAAATGTAAGAATACAATAAGGGAGCTTAAAGATCTTGCATATGCTGAGGATAGCAATGGCAATATGATTTACGATGAATTCAATATTGATCCACATACTTTCTCAGCAATATGGTATGCATTAGATGATGTTACTGTTGCTGATGTAAAAGAAAGAAAGAATAATAGTAAGAATGGAAGTGGTGCAAATGGAAGGTGATATAGACCTGAAAAGTAAGTTTTCATGTGATAGTGACTTCATACCTAGGTTCAAAGAAGAGTGGACAAAAGCAACAAATGATCTTAAAAAGTATTTTAAGGAGGAAAGAAATAATGAAGAATAATGTATTTAATCCAAATGTGAACACAACTAAATGGGTAAAAGCTGCAACTGTAAGAGCTATTAAGACAATGGCACAGACAGCTATTGGTATTATTGGAGCAGCTACAATGATTGAAAGTGTTGATTGGAGAGTAGTAGCAAGTGGTGCTATTATTTCAGGTGTCGTAAGTATCTTAACGAGTGTAGCTGGTTTACCGGAGGTAGAAGAAAATGCGTAATGTATCACAATTACATCCTACTTTACAAAAGAAAGTAGTGAAGCTTCAACAAGAATGTTTAAAAGCAGGAATCAAGATTAAGATTGGTGAATGTGTAAGAACAGTAGCAGAGCAGAATGCTTTATATGCAAAGGGCAGAAATGGTGTTCCTGGTCCAATTGTTACAAAAGCAAAAGGGACAGATTATAGATCAATGCATCAATGGGGAGTTGCTTTTGATTTCTTCTTAGATATGGATGTTGATAAAGATGGAAAGAAATCAGATGATGTTTTCAACAATGCAACAAAGTTATTCAACAATGTAGGAGCAATTGGTAAGAAGCTTGGTCTTGAATGGGGAGGAGATTGGAAGAGTATTAAAGATCTTCCGCATTTCCAGTTGCCCGATTGGGGAAGTACAGCTACACAATTGAAGAAGAAGTATGGCACACCAGAAAAGTTCAAGGAAACATGGGATGATAAGAAGGAAGTAAAGAATGCCAAAGCAAAACCAAACAATACTGTAACAGCTTCTAAGAATCCGACGGAGCCAGCTAGACATAGGGATGCTAAGTACAATGGCTCGTATAAAACAACAAGTAACTTGAATCTTAGAACAGGTGCAGGAAGTAAGAAATCTATTGTTACCGTTATTCCGAAAGGAATAAGTGTTACATGCAATGGATATTATTCCAAAGCAAAGGATCAGGATTGGTTATTTGTTCAGTATGGTAAATATACTGGTTTTGTAAGTAAGAAGTATTTGAAGTAAGGAGGAATTAAACGATGAGTGATGCTAATGTAAACATTACAACATCGATTGAAGATGGAGACATCGTATCGTATAGAGATATTCCTTATGCAGTGTTGGATGAAGACATTGGTGGCACTCTTAGGGAAGATTTCTTCCATGAGCTCGGAAAGATAAAGAAGTTTTACCAGATCTACAAACAAGGTATGGACTTTACGACTGACGGAACAAATGGTGATTATATTCCAAGTCAATTGAGATTCAAAAAAGCAGCAGGATTGATTAACAAAGAAGCAAGGTTTATGTTCAGCACGCCGATGGATTTCTACGTTAATCAGGATCAGAATGAAACAGATGAGCAGAAGGCAAATAACACAATCTTGAATAATTTCCTGCAGAAAGTCCTGAAGAAAAACTTCTTTGACAAGAATGTATTAAAAGCGGCAAAGGATTGTTTTATTGGGAAAAGAGTTGCTTGCATTCTTAACTTCAATGAGGACTCTGGTATTGCAGTTGATTTTCTTAACCCATTAGAGTTCTACTACGAGATGGCTGGAGCTGATATGCTTACTAAGATCGTTGCTTTCTTTGTTGAGGTTGAGGCGTCAAATAATGTAGAAAAGAAGATCCGCAAGAAAACATATTGGATGGCAGATGATGGATATTGTTGGGTGCATGAGGTTATGTACAATGGCTTAGGTGTCCAGCTTGAAGAATTAGTTCCGGCAAGATCTACGTTGTTTGAATATATTCCAGCAGTAGTGATTCTTAATGATGGTCTTACTAACGACATTAGAGGAGAATCAGAGATTGAGGATTATGCTAAGTATGAAAAGTATTACAGCAAATTAGTAAATAGTGATTTTGATGCAGAAAGAAAGAGTATGAATCCTGTTCGCTATACTATCAATGCATCACCAGAATCAACAGAAAATCTTTCGATCGGTCCAGGAGCATTTTGGGATATTCAGTCAGATAACAATGGTGTTGAAGTGTTGAATGCTTCTGTCGGCCAAATGGAATCGAACATGAGCTACTCAGCAGCTTTGTCTGCTACATTGGATCGTGTAGACAACGAGATGCATAGTTTGGGATCAATTCCAAACATTGAGTCTGACAAGTTGCAAGGAGTGATCACATCAGGAAAAACATTGAAGGCTCTTTACTGGCCATTGATTGTAAGATGTGATGAGAAGATGCAAACATGGGGAGCAGCAGCAGAATTCATTGCAAAGTGTATATTGGATGGCGCTTCATTATATCCAAATGTTGTTCCGTATTATACAAATGAGGAGCTTCCAATTGTTGAGGCAGATATTCAGGTTATGAACAATTATGCTTTACCAGAGGATGAACAGGATGAAAAGAATATTGATCTTGCAGAAGTAACAGCACAAACAATGAGCCGGTCTTCTTACATGAAGAAATGGAGAAAACTTACTGATAAAGAAGTGATGTCTGAACTTCAGCAAATTGCTTTAGAACAGGAAATGCTATCTGGTAATTCATATGGTAATATTCCTCCAATGGAAAGAGATGACCAGCCATTAGACGGTGAAGATGATGATAGTAAATTAGATGAACCTGATGTTGTTGAGGGATCACAGGATGACGAATAAGGCATTTTAAGTAATAAGCTGATAAAATATAAGGCTAAAAAGTAAAAGTCACTCTAAGTGGCAAATAAATGAATTTGAAGGAGGTTGCTGGTTATGTACAATTTAAGATTTGCAAAAGCTGAACAAACACGTAAAGCAATTACTAATCAGCAACTGCAACAAATTAAAAGTATGTATCAGGATATTGCTGATCAATATTCAAGAAGAATAGAGAGTCTTTCGGATAAGACAAATATAAGTTCAATACTTAGAATACAGTATTTGAATGAATATCAAAAGCAACTTGCCGATGAACTTGGTAAGGTAAATCGTAGGATCGAATCAAATATTAAGTCAGGAATGACACATACAGCAGAAGCAGTTTTAGAAGAAGAAATAAGAAGAGCTAAAGAACTAGGATTTGTTGGTATAACAGGAAAATATTCCAATATTCCTACTGATGTAGTTGAGACAATAATTTCCGGTCAATTATACCAAAGCGATTGGTCGTTAAGTAGTGCTATTTGGGGTACAAATAAAAAGATACAACAGGATTGCCAAAATATTGTAGCAAGAGGTATTGCAGCAAATAAGGGTGTATATGAAGTTGCAAAAGATTTAGAAGCCTATGTAAATCCGGAAGCAAGAAAAACGTATAGATGGGCAAGAGACTATCCGGGCAGCAACAAGGTGATTGATTACAATGCTAGTAGATTGGCAAGAACAATGATGAGCCATGCATACCAAGAAGCTTTTGAGAGATCAACTGCAAAAGATCCGTGGGTAGAAGCTTATCAATGGAATACCGGTCATAATAATAGAGTTTGTCCATTATGCATTGAAAGGGAGGAGAATGATTCGTATGGATTAGGTCCAGGGATATATCCAAAAGGAGAAGTGCCACTAGATCATCCAAATGGTCAATGCTTCCTGACAATAGTTCAAACAAAAAGCACGAATGATGTTGTTAATGATTTAGCTAATTGGTATAACGGAGTAGGTGATAAGAATATGAATGGCGCAATTGATCAATTTGCTTATTCACTTGGCTATACTCCTGAGATGCTAAAAAAGACAGTAAAGAAAGTTGGAGTTGAATCTGCTGCTGAAAAGATTAAACAATATTCTGATAGACAAATAAAAAATGCATCAAAGTTTATAAAAGAATTAGAAATGGATCAAGCAAGTGTTGATAACTATATGAGCACATTAAAAGGAACAAGCAGAGAATTTCAAAATGCATTTGTAGACGCTATGAAAAAGAAAGTAAAAAATTGGGATTTTGATGATGAAGGAAGTTATTATTGGTCATCGAAACAAGAGATAAAATATACGTATGGAAGTATAGAAGCTTGGATGTTTAGTGGAAATAATCATCAAAAGCAAACACTTTTTCATGAAATAGGGCATGCAATTGATGATTTAAGAAAAGGAACTAATTCCAAGTGGACAAATAAAAAAGAATTTGTGGATGCAATGCTAAAAGATATGAATATTATGAATGAAAAATGCAAAAATGGAGAAATTGAATATATTCTTGAGTTAAGGAAAATGGCAAATGATGATTCTTCAAAAGGTGTTCAAGATGCAATATCAGCAATGCATTGCAAAGGAATAAATCTTAGCAATGTTAAACCAAATGTGAATGTACGGTGGCATCATTCACAAGAATACTACGAAAGAAGAAATGCCAAAAAAGAAGCCGCTTCTGAACTATTTGCAAATATGTGTGGTGCTCAAGCTGATAAAGGAGCAATAAAATATATAGAAAAATATTTTCCAAATGCTTACAAAGAGTTTTGGAATATCATAAATGAAATAGGAAAGTAGTTTACTTTTTGTTTTAAATATGTTATAATTAAATCAAACTAAATAGGAGGTGATAAAAATGTATGATGGAAATACAAGTGAGATTTCGAATGAACTTGAAGAGTATCAGAATAAGTTCAATGAAGGATTTCCACTAATGCAGGCTTATGGCGATGCTAAAATTGTCAGAAAACAAATAATAGAATGCATTGACAAAAATAAAAAAGCAAGTGTTTTATGGCCTGAAATTTACGGTGCTTGTGACGGAAAATATATTTGAAAAAATCATAAAAAAGTGTTTACAAATTCGTAAATATGGTATATAATATAATCATAAATTAAATATTATAAATCAATTAAATCTATGGAGGTAGAAAAAATGAAAAAAATGTCAAAGAAAGAATTGATAAATGCTTGTATAGATATGAGCTATAATGTATCGGCAGAAGAAATACGAAAAGCCATTAAAGAAGTGTCAGGCCAGGAATGCATGGAAACAAAGTTATCTGTTAAGGTTTGGCAAGCGTTATATGAGAAGTTACAAAGCACATTGGATGGTGAAAACGGGTCAAAGTATTTATTTTGTGGTTCCAACGTAGAGCATTATAGACAAAAATAAAAATGATTAAGAGAATCAAGCTGGTAGAAATACCGGCTTATTCTTGTTTAAAGGAGAAAAAAAGATGAATAAAAAAGTTGAAGTAATATGTGAAGAGTGCAAGAGCGAGTTTTTATTTGATACTGTAGAAATCAAACAGAAAGAAAAGGTAAAGATTGGCAATGACACCTTTATGATAATTTATTATAAATGTCCTGAATGTGGAGCAATTCAACTAGTAGGGATATTGAATTATCGAGCAAAACGAATTAGAAATTCATATTTTGCAGCTTATGATTCCGTTAGAAAAATGGAAGTAACTGGGGATCATATGTTACGTCCGGTTATTTATAAGCAGAGAAAAGATAAGCTTGAAAAATTAAAGTTAGAAAACACAGAATATCAGCAAATGCTTTTGAATCAATACAAGGACAAGATTCCTGCTGAAGTATTTGAGGAGGTAGAGACAATTGAAAGCTAATGTGATCATTTGTGATAATTGTCATTGTAAGTTTGATAAAGAATCAATTGTGATAAAAAGAAAGACAGTGAATGTTGAAGGTAAAGGCATTGAAGTTGCATATTTTAAATGTATGCATTGTGGAAAACCTTATTTAACAGAAGTTGTAAATTATGCTGTTGAAAAGAAGAAAAAGAAGTTCGACAAAATACTTGCCAGTTTAAGAAGAAAACAGGTACTAGGCATTAAGCCAAATGAATCTCGAATCAAGGAAGCAATTGATCTTAAAGACGACCTTATAAGCTATGAAATGAAGCTTAAGGATACATACAAGAGTCTTATACCACGTGAGGTTCTTGATTAACAACAAAGTGGATAATTTGTGACCAACACATTAACTGGAAGAAAAGGAGATAAAAAATGAAAAACAGAACAATTGAAAACATGTTAGAAAACACATTACCGCGAATGGCAACTAACTTACAGTTTTTTGCATCAAGTGGAGATCAGGATCGTGATGATGACGGTGATGATCAGAATGATGGCAATGATGATTCAGATGGTGACGACCATGGCGATGATTCAGACGGAGGTGACAAAGACAGCAAAGACAATGAAAAGAAGTTTACACAAGCTGACATGACAGCAACTGCGGCTAAAGAGAAAAAGCAAGGACGTGCAGCAGCTTTTCGGGAGATGGGTTTTAAGTCTGAGAAAGAAGCAAAAGCTCAGTTGGAAGCTTTTAGAAAGTATCAGGAATCACAGTTAACTCCGGAACAGAAAACTGCGGCACAGATTCAACAGGCAAATGATGATAAGTCAGATGCTGAGAAGAGAGCAGAAGCTGCAGAAAATAAGTTAGCAGCTATTCAAGCAGGCGTAAAGAAGGATGCTGTTGATGATGCTGTTGCCATCGCAATGATGAAGGTTGAAGATGGTAAATCATTAGAGGATGTTCTTGGCGAGATGAAAACTCAGCCACGTTACAAGGGTTTTTTCGATGGTTCAGACGAAGATGATGATGGTGGAAAAGGTGGCACCGGTACAAGTGTTCGCCATAAATCATCTAAAAAGGATGAAGATGGAATCGGGAAAAGACTTGGTCAAGCACAGGTTAATGGAAATGGTGCTACAAAGAAAAGTAGCTATTTCAGAAGTTAATGTTAAGAAGGAGGATTGAAAAATGTTAAATCAATCAGGTATCGCAAAAACGAGTGGTCTTGCAAGAAAGACAATTCTTATTGACACTCAATTATTTTTCGCATTACCGTGTATGATTGCAGCAACGGGAGTTGAAGCCGGATCAGATGGTAAGAAGATCGTAAAAGCAGGAACACCACTTAAGGGCTCATTACTTAGCAGAGATGAAGCTTTTACAATAGGAGCAAAGGATGATGCTGTTGTTGGTATTGCAGAACATGATGTAGATGTTACTGCAGGAACGGCAAATGGAGGCATCATTGTATTTGGTTTTATTGATGAGAGTAAGCTTGATACAGATGTAGTTGCATTACTTGATACTGCAAATACAGATTCAACAAAGCTTAGAGATAAGCTTACAAAGATTACATTTTGCAAGTAGTAAAGGAGGGATAAAAAGATGACAATTTTTGAATTAGTAACGTCAGATCAAATTACGGCTTATTGGGAGTCGCAAGCTCAAAACAGAAAACCTTATCTCGGTGAGGAGTTATTTCCATCGCAGCAAAAGTTAGGCTTGAGTATCAAATGGATCAAAGGGTCTCAAGGGTTACCGGTTGTGTTAAAACCATCGGCGTATGATGTGGCTGCAAAGAAGAGAGATCGAATCGGATTCGACAAGTTAAACATGGATATGCCATTTTTCAAAGAATCTACGTATATTGATGAGGAACTTCGGCAGGAGTTAAATAAGGTACTTGAGACAGGAAATCAAGCTTATATTGATTCCATTATGAATCAGGTATTTAATGATACAACCAATCTTTTGGACGGTGCTGCTGCACAGCGTGAGCGTATGAGGATGATGGCTCTAACAACCGGTAAGATCAGCATTAAGGCAAATGGCCAGAATTACGATTACGATTATGGTATTCCTAGCAATCATATGGTTGATTCTACAAAAGCATGGTCTGATCCAACGGCTACAATTATCGATGATATTCGTGATCTTATGGATCTGATTGAAGATGAGACTGGCGTTCGACCTGAAAGAGCTGTATGTTCAAGAAAGACATTCGGTTATATCAGAAAAAATAATGAGATTCGCCAGGCAATCCTTGGAAGTGATGCTACAGCCCCAGTATCTGATACAAAGATCATGGATTACATTATGGACGAGTTAAAGCTGGATGTTGTAGTATACAACAAGAAAGCAAAGGATGAAAAAGGAAACGAGTTCCAGTATGTTGCAGATGATACATTTGTTATCTTCCCACAGGGTAAGTTAGGAACTGGATGGTTTGGTACAACGCCAGAACAATCAGATCTCATGGCCGGTTCTGCTGCTAATGTATCAATTACAGATACAGGCGTTGCGGTTACTACATCAAAGAAAACTGATCCGGTTAACGTTGATACTAAAGTGTCTATGATTTATTTGCCTTCATTCGAGACAGCAGATCAGGTTGGTATTATTGATGTTACTGGTGCTTAATTTGGAGGTAGTATAACATGGCAATGGTAATTATTGAAAGAGATGGAAAGCAAGCAAAGGTTTCGTATGGTTCATTTAAGAACAGTTTTGAAAAGGTTGGCTGGAGGATCTCAGGTGCTTCAAAAAGCAAGCTTCATAAGTTGCCTAAGGAAAATACCAAGGGAGAGGCAAAAGCATCTTCTGAGGTTAATGGTGAATCCAAGAAGGCATCCGAGTCAAAGGATGAATGGGATGCAGCTGATGAAGAGCTTGAGATGGAAAAGTCAATTGATGAAATGGATATGAGTGAGCTTAAGAAGTTTGCGGAGTCCAAAGGAATCAATACAAAAGAGCTGAAGACTGTAGGTGCTTTAAAGAAAGCTATTAAAGCGGTAATGTAAGGAGGTAGCCATATGGCAGAACTTTCTAAGCAGGATCGTATCAAAAAACTTCTTAGAGAAGAGGAATGCCCATTTTTTGCAGATGGAGACATAGAGTTCTATTTGTCAGAAAATGGTGGCAATGTTAACAAGACATTGTATCAAATGTTTTTGATAAAGGCAGAAGATACAACATTGAGTGTATCAGGATTGAATTGTGCAGATACTTCAAAGTATTTTAGGAGGCTTGCACAAAGGTACAGGCAAAACAATTCAGGACAATTGAAAGGAGGTTGATGTATATGAAAGCATCCAACTTCCTTTTACATCGTTTGCAAGTGCAGCTTAATATGAGAGGTATTGAGTATGTATTCAGTAGACAAGCACTGGATAAGTTTGGGCAGCCAATCGAGGGCGATGATGATGAAAATGTTATTGTAGGCATTTATCACGAATCCAATTCTTACATTCAGACGACAGGTGGAAATGCAACAGTAATACGTACAAGAAAAAGTCCAATGATTTTATGTTTGTTTGCGGATGGCGATAAAATTAAGCAAGGTGATAGGATAGTTATAAACGAAAAAACATATAAGGTTTCTGGTGTTTTGGATGTTCAAAATTATCATATTGCAGCAGATATATCGCTGGAGGAGGTGCTTGAGTAATGCCAGAATTTGAATGGGACATAAATGTTGAAAATTTAAAAAATGGTATTGTAGCAGTTGATAAAAAAGCGCAAGCTGCTGTAGAGATGTATGCAAAAAATCAGGCAAAAAGGCTTGAATCATATGCTAAACAAAAAGCGCCTTGGACTGATAGAACAGGAATGGCTAGGAAGTCATTGAATGCAACGACTGAAAAAAAAGAAAATGGAATAAGGATAACATTAGCGCACGGTGTTGACTATGGTTTGTGGTTAGAGTTGGCACACGAGAAAAGGTTTGCTATTGTAAAGCCTACAATCGAGCTTAAAGGCAATGATGTATTAAAGGGCTATGCAAACTTACTTGATAAGATTGGGTATTAAGGAGGTATGTTAGATGTCAGTATATGAAAAAGCATATGATAGCTTTAAAGAGGCAGGACTTAAAACATATGTACCAAATACTCACAAAGGTGACGTAACGGAGCAATATATTGTTTTGTTGGATGGTGGTAGAACACGGGCTGGTAATTTTTCATCGCAAACAGTTTTGATTGACGTGCTATGCTATGTTCCAGGAAATCGTTTTACAGATTTAGATATTCTTGCCGATAAAGTAAAGAATGTGGTAAAAAATAAATTATTTCCATTGTTGATACCAACAGGAAACGAAACACAAGCGTATTACGATGATTCAATAAATGGGTGGATGAAATCTGTTGAATATCGTTATACAGTTAGAAATAGAAGTTTAAGATAAGGAGGACAATAAAATGGCAGAACCAAAAAGAGGTACAGAAGTTGCTATGATTGATGCATGCCTTGTTGTTATGAGGACAAAAGGAGAAACGGAACAGCAACTTGCACTCGATACAGCGTCTCAAGTTGAAGTTGCAATTGCTACAGAAACGACGGATGCGGTAAAACTTATTGTTAAAGGTAAGTTAATTGCTCAGAAGAAAGCTGTAACTACCGTTACCGGCAATACATTAACATTAACAGATAATGTATTTAACTTTGAGCAGGCGAAAATTATTCAGGGTGGTACGTTGCACTATTGGACAGACAACGATCACACTTCTACGCAGACAACAAAAACAGAGTTTGGAATTGCAGGGTATGAACCACCTGTTGCTGGAAGCGCAGAAAAAGGGGAAGTATTTGACCTTGATCTTTATTCGGCAGTATATGATACCTCTGGTGATATTGTTCAGTATGAGAAGATTTCTTATCCGAATTGTACGGGACAGCCATTTGGTGTTGGTGCTCAGGATGATACATTTAATGTTAATGCAATCACAATTGATAGTGCTCCACCAAAAGGAAAGGCACCATATTCGATTATGACTGTTAAAGAACTTCCTGCAATTGCAGAGTAGTAAAAGGAGAAAATAAAAATGGCAAAAGATCAATTAAAAGTTACATCGATAAATACCTTGAAAGGTTACATGAAAGGATCTCTTGTAAAGTTGCCAAGTTTTGGAGATGGCCAGGATTTCGTTGCAAGACTGAAAAGACCTTCGTTACTGGATATGATGAGGACGGGGCAGATTCCAAATGAACTTCTTTCCTCGGCATCTGATTTGTTTGCTGAAGGTACAGGTTCGTTTGTATCTGACAAAGACAACATGTCAAAACTTTATGATGTTATGGATAAGCTTTGTGAAGCCACATTCGTAGAACCATCTTATGATGAAATGAAAGAAGCCGGAGTAAAACTTACAGATGAACAGTTGATTTTCATTTTTGATTATTCGCAGAATGGGGTGAAAGCTCTTGATTCCTTTCGTCAGGAGCAAAGAGATATTGTCGATGATACAATTGAGCAAACTTTATCAGATACGACCGAGTAAAATTGTGGGAATTGAAGATACTTACGTAGCGTATTGTTTTGATGAAGCTTGTGCATATATTCAAATTCGCATAGATAACGAAGAAAAGCCAGTCTTTAATAAGATTGGTGATGATAAAAAAAGTAAAAAAAGAATAAAAAAGAATCAAAGAATGTTACCGAGTGAAATATATGAAAGGTATAAGTGAGGTGATAAATAGTGGCAGTAAATCTTGGTACAGCAGTTGGTTATTTGGATTTAGATACTTCTAAATTTCAAAAAGGTTTTAAAAGTGCATTAACATCTGTTAATGAATTCAAAAATGGTTCTAGTGGAGTAAGTAGTGCACTTAAAGGAGTAGGATCAGCTATGACGTCTGTTGGAAAAGATATGACGTTAAAAGTTAGTGCTCCGCTTGTTGCCGTAGGTGCTGCCGCTGTTAAAGCCTCATCATCTTTGGAAAAAGGGTTGTCGAAAGTTAAGGCTATTTCTGGTGCAACATCTAGTGATATGGTTATGCTTAAAGACAAAGCAATTGAAATGGGCGCCAAGACAAAATTCTCAGCTTCTGAAGCAGCTGATGCTTTTACATACATGGCAATGGCCGGTTGGAAAACGAAAGACATGATGGATGGTATCGATGGTATCATGAATCTTTCAGCTGCAGATGGCTTGGATTTAGCAACTACATCCGATATTGTAACAGATGCAATTACGGCATTCGGATTGTCAGCTAAAGATTCAACGCATTTTGCAGATGTATTAGCAGCTGCATCAAGTAATGCAAATACAAATGTGTCAATGTTAGGTGAATCGTTTAAATATGTAGGTCCGGTTGCAGGTGCTATGGGATATTCAGTTGAAGATGTTTCTACAGCATTAGGCTTGATGGCAAATAGTGGTATTAAAGCATCTGCGGCTGGTACTTCATTAAGAACGTTACTCACTAATATGGCAAAGCCAACAGACGATATGGCAGCAGCTATGGATGCATTGGGAATAAGTCTCTCAGATAGCTCTGGCAAAGTAAAACCATTAGGACAATTGATGGATGAATTAAGAGATCATTTTTCAAATGGTGTTATTAGTTCTGATGAATTTACAAAACAGTTATTTAAGTTGAATAATGCCTGGGCTGATGGTAAAATAAAAGACGAAGATTACAATGAATCTTTGAAAGATTTGATGGCTTCTGCTTATGGAGTAGAAGGAGCAGAGAGAGCCAAGTATGCCGCTACTTTAGCCGGTAAAGAAGGAATGGCAGGATTGCTTGCTATATTGAATACTTCAGACGAAGATTATAAAAAGTTAAAAACATCTATTGATGGAGCTTCAGACGCATATAATAATCAAGGTACAGCAGCTGGTATGGCACAGACTATGTTGGATAACTTAGATGGACAAGTTACTATTTTGAAGTCAACTTTGGAATCATTAGCAATTTCAATCGGTGACATGTTATTGCCATACATTAAATCATTCGTTGCATGGTTGCAGTCGATCGTTGAGTGGTTAAATGGTCTTGATGATGGACAGAAAAGAACGTTGATTAGAATAGCGGCTATTGTGGCAGCAATAGGGCCATTGTTGATAATCGGAGGTAAAGTTGTAAAGCTTATATCTACAATAGTTAATGTTGTTACATTTTTTACTACGACAGTAGTTCCATGCATAAAGGCGATAGGAATGTTGAAGGCAGGATTCGCAGGAGCGGAGCTCGTTTTGGAAGGTTTTTCAAAAGGTATCGTCGGAGTAGCATCTAAATTAGCAATATTAACAGGTCCAGTAGGAGTTGTAATTGCAGCAATTGCAGCTTTAGTTGCAGCATTTGTCGTGTTATGGAATAAGTCAGAGGCTTTTAGAAATTTTTGGATAAATCTTTGGAACAAATTAAAGAGTACAACAAAGACAATTATTGATGCTATAGCGAAGTTTTTTACAGAAACACTTCCAAAAGCATTGAAAAAAGCCGAAACTTTTGTCAAGAACTTTCCTGAGAATTTTGTGAATTTTATGAAAAATTTGCCAAGGAATGTTGGACTGATTATTGGCAAGGTGGCTGGTTCGATTGCTAGTTTTGCTGTCAATGTAGCAAAGAAAGGAGCTGAAGCTGGTAAAAAATTTGTAGAGAATGTTGTAAAATTCTTTAAAAATTTGCCCAAAAACGTAGCGACATTTTTGACAAATGTAGTAACAAGTGCAATCAAGTTTGTTAAGGAGTTTCCGGAAAAAGCAAGAGAAGCATCAAAGAAGTTTGGTAATATGCTTATAAATGGTTTAAAAAGTTTGCCAGGAAAGATGCTTAGTATTGGTAAGAATATAATTGATGGTATCGTTAAAGGTATTAAAAATGCATGGGGAAGTGCAAAAAAAGCTGTATCTGATTTTGCAGGAGGAGTCGTCGATGGATTTAAGAGTGCTTTTCAAATTCATTCTCCATCAAAGGTTATGAAGGAGAAAATTGGATATAACATTGTTAATGGTCTCATAGCTGGTGTTAAAGCTAAGAAAGGAGAAGCAAAGAAAGCAGCTTCCGAAGTGTCGCAAGATATTGTAGATGCAGCTAAGACGAAATTGGATGTTTTGCAGACGTATAACAAAATATCTGAGGAAGGTGAAATTCTTTATTGGAAATCATTATTGGGTCATTTGAAAAAAGGATCTAGTGCATATCTTGAAGCATACAAGAGCTATAAAGAAGCAAAGCAAAAGTACAATGAAGAAATCAAGAATATGGAAAGTGAGTACAAAGAAAAAGTTACCACTGTATATTCTGATTTGAAAAGCAAAGTCACAGATCTTACTAAAGCATACAAAGATCAGGTTGCAAGTAGGAAAGAGGCATTGTTATCTTCGTTCAAGTTGTTTGACAAATACGAGATTAGTACAGATAAATCGGGAAAAGATTTAACAGATAATTTACAATCTCAAGTCGATGCTTTGCAGCAATTCAATGGTCAAATGGAAAAATTGGAAGGAAGAAAAATCTTGCCAAGTGGTTTGATTAAAGAATTGAGGGAACAAGGTATTGCGGCTACTGGAGAATTAACAATATTGAACACAATGACTTCTGATCAGTTGAAGCAATATGCTGATTTGTGGAAACAAAGAAATAAACTTGCAAAAGAAGAAGCTGATCGTGAAAATAAAGAGGCATATGATAAGTTACAAAGTGATATTGCAAAGGCTCAATCTGCAGCATATAAAAAGCTTGATAAACTTGCTACACAGTATCAAAAGAAGTTAAAGAAGATGGAAAATAATGCTTATGATAGTGCAAAAATTGCTGGTAAAAAAACTGTTAAAGGATTGGTTGATGGCATTAACAAAAGTAAAAATAAACTTGCAAAGACATTAGGTGGCATATTAGATACTGTAAGTTCATACATGAGTAAGATGAATGCAAAAGTTGCAGATTACAATTCAAAAGCAAATAGTGTAAGTCATTCACATAGGCAAGGTTTAACATACGTTCCATATGACGGGTATCAAGCGACATTGCATGAAGGTGAAAGAGTCCTTACGAAAGAAGAGGCAAAGAATCGAGCATCTGGCGGTGATACATTCATATTTAACAGTCCAAAAGCGATTGATGAAAGAGAAGCTGCTCGGCAAATGAAGTTAGCTAAGAAGCAGTTGGCGATGGATTACTGATAATTTGTAAAGGTGGTGATAAGGTGGTGAGATAAATGGTTGAAAGTGTAAAGATAAAAAACTTGGCTACAAATGTTGTTAAAAGTTTTGATATGTCTGAGGCAGACTATTTGATTTATGAAGGTGCTATTGATTGGGGTACGGTTGCAGTTAATCATAATACATTTTCATATCCGACTCAAATAGGTGCATATATTACAAATACAGTAATTGGCACTAGAGACATATCAATAAATGGTTGGATAATTGGTGAAACATTAGAAGAGATAGAAGGAAAGAAGAACTCACTATCAAGACTTATCAATCCGGTTGAGCAAGTCACCATTTACGTTGGTGAATATTCAATCTCTGGTAAACCTAGTAGCAATGTTACATATGGTAAAGAATATGCAGAAAACAATGATGTATGCTGCAAGTTTTTAATACAAATATTGTGTGATTATCCAATGTTTATTTTGACGAATCCATTGACACCTGAAATTGGTAAGATATTTGGCGGATTCATGTTTCCATTGACAATTCCTAAAAACAAAGGTTTGATAATGGGTTATAGGCAAAGAAGTTTATTTACGACAATAAACAACCAAGGAAGCATTAGCGTAGGCATTAAGATTAAGATATATGCACATGGAACAGTAAATAATATCGAAATCATCGATGTAAATAGTGGGAAAAAAGTAAGAATAAATAAAGTATTAAATAGCGGCGAAGTTGTTGAAATTGATACTAATGCAGGTAATAGACATGTTTATGGCTTTGTTAATGGAATTGAGCAAGACTATATCCAATATTTTGATTATGATTCTGAGTGGTTGCAGTTGCAAACTGGGATAAACACATTGACGTTTAGATCATATTCAAGTGGCAATGTACGAGATGAATCTTATAAAAGAGCAGAAGTTATTATTGAGTACAAGTCTGCAAGATACAATATACCGGAGGAGTAAAATATGAGGTTGGAAGTATTTGATTTTGAATTAAATCGTTTAGGTCTTATAGAGATTTATTCTTCGATAAATTACACACTTAAATTCATTGATGTAGGTAGTTTTGAGTTAAAGTGTGCAATAAACGAGCAGAATGTTAAACTTATTCAGAAAAATCGTTTTTTATGGATAGAAAACGAAGTGTGTGGTATTATTCAGTACATAAGTTCATCTACAGATGATGGTACTATAACCGTAAAGGGAAAGCTTGCAAAAGAAATGTTGAATTGGCGATGGGTCTATCCATGTTTTGTAAAGACCGGAGAACCTGCATCATTAGCAGAGGGCATCGTTAATATTCATTGTGTGAATCCTTCTGAGCCTAAACGTAAAATGAGAGGGCTTGTAATTGGAAATGCAGGATACGTTATTAACAAACCACATATAACGTACCAAAAAACAGGAGATACAGTCCTTACTTCTGTTCAAAATATTTCAACGGCAAACAATCTTGGGTTTGAAGTATATTTTAATCCAAGAAATGTAAATCCATTTAAGTTTGTTATGCTAGAAGGTAAAGACAGGACGATTGGAAACAAAGATGGAAATAAACCGGTTGTTTTTTCAAGAGATTTTGAAAATATCATATCAGGTAGTTATGAATACAATGATGATAGTTTTCGTAATATAGCTTTAGTTGCCGGAGAAACTACTGACGGATCTAACAACGAGAATGCAGCAAGGACATTTTTAGTTGTAGATCAAATAGGAAGTGAGAATGTGTCTAGCTTTTATAGAAAAGAGCTTTACATTGATGCAAGAGACTTACAGTCTGAATACTCAGAAGAAGCAACCACAAAAGATGATGAAGGAAATGATATTACAGAAACAGTTCAGAAGAAAATGACCGAGCAGGAGTATAATGCAACATTGTCAAATCGTGGCTTTGAAAAGATGGGAGAAACTTTAGTTGAGGAATCATATGAATCCCAAATAAGAACAGATGCAAGGACAATATATCAGTTTGGAAAAGATTATACATATGGTGATTATGTTACCGTAATTGACAAAAGTTTGGGAATAATGCTAAATGTACAAATTACTGAGATGCAAATTGTTTACGATGCTAATGGTTATGATTATATACCAACTTTTGGGAATAGCGTTCCAACGATACTAAAAAAAATAAAACGAATAATATAGGTGGTGATAGTAATGGCAGAAACAAGTGGATTTTTTAATGCTGAGATGACAGAAGAGGATGGTTCGACAACATATGATAGAATATACTATGCAGATCAATTTGCTTATTATTTTAGTAAGTTCATTTCAAACGGTGTTTACATAAATCCTGCTACGCAATTAAAAGTAACATCGAAAGGCGAATTGAAGTTAAATGTAGCGGTTGGTGATGCATTCATAAATGGTTACTGGTACAAAAATGATGAGAACTTTGAATTGCAACTTGCACAAGCAAATGGTTCTTTGCCAAGAATTGATAGGATTGTATTACGCTGGGATTCGTTGACAAGATATATCAATCTTGCAATATTACAGGGAAATCCAGCAGCTACACCAAGTGCAAAGAATCTTACAAGAAATGCTGATACATGGGAGTTAGGTCTTGCAGATGTATATATTGAAAGAGGTGTTTTATCTATTTCAGATGCGAATATAACCGATCTCAGACCAGATAGAACGTATTGTGGATATGTTGCAGGAGTTGTAAATCAAATTGACACAACGAATCTTTTCGCACAGTTTACAGATGCATTCGAACAATATTATGAAAAACAGGTAACAACTTCAGATAAATTTAGTTCCGATCTTGCTAAAAAATATAATGATTATGCAGTCCTTGCAGAAACTAATTTTGGGAAGTGGATGGCTGATACAAAGGGCGATTTTGATACATGGTATGAAACTATTCAAGCTATGCTTAGTGATGAAGAAGCAGTTAAACTTGCGAATCAAATTGCAGAATTAAAAAAACAGTTTCAATTGCTTGCATTAAGAGGATTGAAAACAGATCTGTTTGAATTGGCGTCAAATAATGGTTCTGTATTTACGGAAAATGCACAGAATGCATATGTATTCTTGAAGCAGATATATGGTAAGTCTGAGATAGTGAATGATGCGTTCATTAGTGTTGGTGAATCAGGTACACTTGAATTTGACTCAGTTGATACAACAAATGAGAATGTAAGCAGTGTTAAGCTAACAACAGGAATGCCTTTGAGAGGATTTATTATTGATGATGTATCTGTTGCAAATTATACTGATGCAAATGGTAAATATTGGTTATGTGATAGTGTAGAGCTTTCTGTCGACGGTTATTGGTATTGTATTAAAAGAGTTGGTAGTATTTTGTCATATAGCTCTGAGGATGTTGGAACTATTTATAAGACGGCAACTGGGACTTTAGACAAAGGAAAGCAGGTGCTTTATAAGTTAAGCAATTATGTTGTCTCTAAACTTACTGATGAAGAACAAGGTCAATTGTCTGAATTGCTTTCTTATGGAGGAGGTAAGTTGCCAGCTATAACTGGAAGTAATGCAGCGGAAGCTATTCAATTGCATGTAAAACAAAATGTTACAGATGAAAATGGTGTGCATAACTTAAGATTTAGAAAAGGTTCATTGCAATATAAAGAAGGAAATGAATGGAAAGATGCAAAACAGTATAGTATGAATGTTGATTTTTCTACGTCGACTAGTAAATCGCTTAATGACACTATTGAAGCTCCGTTAGTACTGAACAAGGCTACGAGGAATTTGTTAAATCCGCCTTTACAAACATCTTCACATAATGGTATTACTTGTACTAATAATGGCGATGGCACGTATACACTGAATGGAACTGCTACCGGCGAGGCAGTATTTGGTTTTTTAGGAGCTGCAGAAAGAAAGTTATTGTACAACAATGTCGTCGGAAAAACTCTTAAATTTTTAGACGGAGGATTTGGGATTAGAACTGATGGACGGTGCTTATTAAATATTGCCGATAGTAATGGCAACTGGTGGACAAAAGGCGAAAAATATGATGGAAATTCTTTTACAGTTGCAGAAGGATACTCAGATATATATGTCGACATTCGTATTAAAAAAGGAGCTATGATATCGAATGTACTGATTAAGCCGATGCTTACTACAGACCTCAATGCTACTAACGACGACTTCGTACCATATTCCGGCTACAATATTAAGACGATTGGAAAGAATTTATTAAATCCAACATTAGATACAACAACACAAAATGGAATAACCTGTACTAATAATGGTGATGGAACGTATACATTAAATGGCACGGCTACAAAAGCATTCGATCTTGCAACTACTAGTGTTGGAAAAGATCCTCTTTCGGATATTCTTATAGCTGGTCAAACATACAGACTAGTTGGAAATAGTAAAAAAAGTAATATTAAAGTTAACTTAGCACAATGGGGCAGCGACTGGAGCGTCGTTAGCAATAGCTATGATCTTGGAGAAGGAGTTAATGCGAAGATAAGTCCAAGCGCTTCATATATTAGAGTTGATTTCAATATTCCAGATGGAGCTTTTTGCAATAACTTAGTCTTAAAACCAATGCTCACTACTGATCTAAATGCAACCTATGATAATTTCGTACCATACACAGAATCTTCAGTTCACGTTGATTCTTCGACAGAGTTCCCTTTGCTTGGTCTTAAGTCATTCGATGGTGTAACTAATATTATTTCGCCAGGTAATGTAAAAGTAACATATGCGAAAAGTGAAAGCGGAGCTGCGATTCTTGATGCATCAAAAAATAAGCTTGATAAAGATGATATTGTAAACAACCAAACTACAACAGTAAAAGGCTTCGCACTTGATGCACGCCAGGCGAATCCAAGCATAAAAGGAAGTCTTGGAGCACAGATCAAAGCGATAAATGATAGGAAAATGCCAAATACACATATCGCTGATATAATGACAATGAATGGCGGCATGATATTTGATGTTGGATCTTCCAGTATTCTAACACCAGAAACAGTTTGGGATCCAGACAACGGCGGTTATCGGGTTTCTGTTAGCGAGACCACAAATGGTGGTTTGTTATCAATGAGTGTATGTGCGAATGTTCCAGCTAATAGTGTAGTATATATACTTGTTTCAACACTTAATAGAGAAAGCATCAGCATTCAAGGTGCAGGCAATTTGATGGTAAATACAACCAATGCTGTAAGAAAAGATACATTGCATACCAAAATCCAGCTACCTTCTGGATATACTGGGACGACAATAAACTTTATGCCAGTTGTATTTCAAAATGTTTAAAGAAAGGAAGATATTATGGATAAGATTATTTTAGTTAACAAAACTGAATTTGAGATTGCTGACGGAGCTAGTCTGGGAAACATCAAGATCCAGGCTGAGAACTTTGATGCTATCAAGACGATCGCAGATGCTTTCACAGAAGACAACATTAAGGAAGTAACATTCAAGCATAATAATGAGGCATCCGGAAAGTACACCGATCTGAAATCCGATGGGTTTACATACGCACTGAATACGGACGAGGTCGGCAAGGAAGATGGAACATACACTGTTACTATTCGATTGCGGACAAAGACGGAAATTGAAAAAGTAATAGACGAGTTGAAAGCAGGACATGAGTCAAATGCTGGAGCAATTCAGGATCTTGCAGATATGATAGCAGGAGGTGGTGAATGATGGAAACTTTTAGTAGATTGATTAAGTTTTATGTACGTAGAATTACTGTAGATAAAAAACTTAAACTTGATGATGTACCAGAAAAGTGGAGAGATCAAGTCGAAAAAGAAATTGAAAAATAATTGTTGTACAAAATAAGCAAAATATGTTATAATTATAAAAAGGTGGTGAGAAAAATGGCAACAATTGATGTTGTAACTGATAGATTTCAGACAACGAAAGTTTCACAAAAAACAGTTGGTTCAGAACCTAAAGCAGATTTTAATGCCTTGTTTAAAAGTGAAGGGTATAGATTTGTGGATCAAATTAGTAAAATGTTAAAGAATAACGATATTGACAATAAGGCATTTCAAGAAAAAGTAAATGGTTTACTTAAACAATATTCTGATAAGATTGATTCGAATACTTCAAAGATTGTAGCAAATTCTAGTAGAATAGGGAAAGCCGAAAACAATATTCAGTTGACTAATATTAGTGTTCAATACTTACGAGATGATTTTTCAGGTTTGCAACGTACTGTAAATTATAATAGTCAGAATATTGGTTCCATTACAAATGACGTATCTTCATTGAAAAATCAAACGTCTTCGTTATCGGATAAATATACTGCTCTTAGTTCAGCAATTGATGCAATTGGCGATGAAGTATTTCAGCTTTCAGAGTTGGGCGCAGAAGATGGGAACGATTCGGATTTACAAACGATTAACAATGGTTTAATGTTGAGGCTTGCTAGTAGAATATATTTGATAGGTGCATCTTTTAGACCTTCAGGGAATGTATACCTTTCTAGTGCTAGAGAAGTATTACGGATAACAGGATTATCTTCTATGGGTTTTCAAAATGCATTTGTAAATAGCGAAACACTTTCTGTTTCGGGAAGTGCAACAGTTGTAGCCGTAAGCGGTGAAATGGATGGAGATGCAGTAAGTATCAAAGTTGCAGCACCAACAGGGCAGATTTTGCTACCAGCATACGAAGAAATACATTTACCAATCATGCAAATGTTTTTATTATAAGTAGACTGGTGGTGAGTATACGAATCCTATTTCTATAATTACATGTTGTGTAGGTATAATCGGCTGTGTAATTGGTGTTGCAACATTTGTGTCGGCACAATTATCGAAAGCAAAGCAAGATGGTGCTTTAATGGAAAAGGTTGATTATCTTGTGAGAGGATTTGATGAGCAAAAGAAGGACCAAAAACGACGTAACGACCATCAAGATGATATTATTTCAGAACATGCTATTGCAATCGAGAATTTACAAACAAGAATGAAGAATGTAGAAAAGGTGGTGTTTAACAAACATGAGTGATGAACAGTTAGAAAGAGAGAATGAGAGGTTGTCAGCTTTAAATTCAATTTTTCTTGGCTCTTAGCAGTATCAAGAAGAATTGGGATATTCAGAAGTAGGAATAGCAAGGATGCATCAAAGAATAATAAAGAAAGTAAGGAAATACATATAAAGGGAGTACCGCAGAAATGTGGTGCTTCTTTTTTTTTGTATATAAAAGTATATTTTGCATATATTTTAGATATTTAAACAGTATATATTATGCAAATAATTATAATATATAATTAACTTATAACAAATAAAGGAGGAGAAAGCAAATGATATATATAATTAAAACAAAAAAGTCAATTGAAGATCTGTTTGCCAGTCTTCCTCTTAAGAATCTTGTAGAGTTGCGAATGAACGTTGAGGTCATTAAGAATATAAAAGATGAAAAGGAGGAAGCAAACAATGTATCAAAGTTATGCAAGTAACATGGGTTATTCGCCGACGCAAATGAGGCTTAATCAAATGGAGCAGATGTACCCGCAGTATAACAATCAGATGATGTACAACAATCAATATCAAGGGAATCAACAGTTGCCACAAAATAATGGTAATTCACTAAAAGGTAGACCGGTTACGAGTTTAGAAGAAGCAAGAGCGGCACAGATAGATTTTGATGGTTCTGTATTTTTCTTCCCCGATATTGCTAATGGAAAGATCTATACTAAACAGATCAATCTTGACGGTACTGCAACATTGAAGGAATATAGAACAGAAAATGCCCCGGTAAAAGAGGAGTCAACAGAAAGTAAAGACTATCTTGGTATGATAGAAGATTTGCAAAATCAAATAGATGAGATTAAAAAGAAGATGGGAGGAAACAAAAATGTTAAATCCAATGCAAATGTTAGGAATGATGAGTAACATGAAAAATCCACAACAAATGGTAATGAATCTTGCCAAACAAAATCCACAAATGAATATGGCAATGCAAATGATGGGTGGAGTTAAAGACAAGAAAAGTATGAAGCAAATGATGGAAAATGTTTGCAAAGAAAAAGGAATAAATCTTAGTGATGCATTAAATTCGTTTAATCAACAAACTGGTATGAACATCAAATTATGATGTTGATATATAAACACATTATAACTATAATTTAAGAAAGGAGGTTCACGACTATGGGTGAATCAACAGGATTATCAATTGCAGATGCTATGGCATTAAGAGGAGAGGACGGCAATGGCGGATTTGCCAATTCTTGGATTTGGGTATTCTTCTTATTCTTCTTGTTAGCATGGGGCGGAAATGGATTTGGAGGTTTCGGAAACAATGGAGCTGCACAAGGTGCATTAACAAGAAGTGATATGTGCCAGGAGTTCAATTTCAATGATCTTCATAATGCAGTTCGTAACACACAGCAGTCTATATCTCAGGGATTGTGTGATGGATTCTATTCCACAAACATGAATATGCAGACTGGCTTTTCCAATGTAGCAAGAGATCTTGGAACAGGACTCAATGCAGTTAATGCAAACATTAACGAGAGTCGTTTTGCAGCTCAGCAGTGCTGCTGTGAGACCAATCGTAACATTGATGCAGTTCGCTACGAGAATGCACAGCATACCTGTGATATTATTCAGGCGAACAACATGAATACACAGAAGATCATTGATACGATTACAAGCAATACGATCCAAGATTTGAGAGATCGCCTGCAGGATGAGAAGCTGGCAAACAGCCAGTGTGCTCAGAATGCATATCTTGTTAACCAGTTACAACCGGTTGCAAGACCAGCTTATATCACAGCAAGTCCTTATGCAGCTCAAAATGTATGCGGTTGCTCCGGATGTGGTTCTTGCTAACTCGCCATCTTGGCTGATTTGTTAAAGGGTGGCTTTGTCCACCCTTTTGTTATTTAAGGAGGTAAAAAGTTATGGCTTGTAAAAATGTATGTAAGTTATGCGACAGACTGGTAATTAGTACAGCAGTTACATTTACCAATGGTAACTTGGTAATTACAATTCCAGCAGGTTCGTATAACAATAACGAGAAATACTGTATTGTTATTGCACAGTCGATTCCAACAACTACGACGATTGGTGCTCCGGTATATATTCAGATTGGAGCAGGAACTGAATTGTACCCATTAACGAAAAGGAACTGCAGACAGGTAACAGCTTGTGGAGTTAGAACGAGGACAAAATATTGTACATGTTGTGAGACAAATCAGACTGGTGGATTATTTAAAATGTTGGGAAATCCTTGTTGCCAGCCAAACAATGATCTGAGATCAATTGATGGAACAGCTCCAGTTGCAGCAGCGGCAGTAACAAACAAAAGTAAATAGGAGGCATTGATATGAAAATGATTAAGAAGCTTGAAAAGTATATCAACGAAGAGATTGGTGATGCTAAGAAGTATATTGAATGTGCATTGGCACACAAAGACGAGAACAGAGATCTTGCTGATACATTCTACGATTTAAGTCAGCAGGAAGTAAAGCATGCCGATATGCTTCATAAGCAAGTAGTTGAGATGATTGATCAGTATAAGCAGGAACACGGTGCTCCACCTGAGAATATGTTGGCTATTTATGAATACTTACATGAACAGGAAATCGAAGCAATGAAAGAAGTTAAGATGATGCAGCAAATGTACAAGTAAAGTAAGGGACGGTTGAAATATACCGTCCTTTTTGTTTTGAAAATATTTTTGAAATAACTGTTGCCATTATACAGAAAGTGTGGTATTATAATATTAACAAATAAATCAGTAAACGTTCAGGAGGACAAAGAAATGGGATTTGAGAAAACAAAAAGATTTTTAGTTAGATACAATGATGGAGAAGATGATGGATGCATTGAAAAAGATACACTCGAAGAAGCATTGAGAACAAAACAGTTTCTTATCGATGAAGAAGAGTGTGAATATGTAGAACTGTATGATACAGCAGAGGATAGATTTTGTTAATAAATTTCTAGGAGGAAAATGGCATGGCAGTAAAATTTATGTTAGTAGTAAACATCAATGGCAATAAGAAGGCAATCGTAAATAATTCAGAAGAAGCTTATAAAAAGAATCTAAGCATTTGCAAAGATCGAGGTTATGAGGTAATAAAGAAAACAAAGCTTTATCCTGTTGCTAGTTGGTCAAAAACACAACATGTATTCTACAATGCAGTAGATAGAGCAGAGAATGCTTTACATGATGCATTTGAGAATAGAACAGGAGACCAGCTCGATAAGGCAATTGAATGGAGAGATCGCATTGAAGAACTTTGTGAAAAGTTTGATTGCATGCCAAGAGATGGCAGGCAAGTTGTTTATATGGAGTACAATGACTACAAGTTAGCAAAAGATGTAATTGGAACATATGCTTGGAGACATAATGGAGCCATATAGAGTAGTGGTTGGTACCAACCAGCCGTTAAAATATTTTTAAAATATGTTGACTTAATTTGTTGGATATGATATAATAAAATCATCAAAGGAAAACAACAAATAATTCTTAGAAAAGAGAGGTAATAAAAATGAAATTTGAAGTAGGTAAAGAGTACAAAACAATCAAAAAGAACATGGAAATAGGAGTTAGAACTTTTAAAGTATTAAGAGTTTCGCATAAAAATTTGGCAATTGAAGTAACTGGTGCAATCAATGGAATTTTTAGGATGACTACAGATTTCAGAGGAGATGAATATATTTGCTTAGGATTAAATGATAGAAATTATTGTAATCCATGTGCAAAAGATGTTTTGTAATTAAAATTCATTGCACTGTCGGGAGATAGAGCATAACAGATAAAATATTAAAGATTAAAGGAGGAAGTCAAGAATGACAAGAAATGAGTTAGAAAACATGGGCAAGTCAGAAGTCGTACAGATTGCCAAACAGTACAATGTAAAGAGGTACAAAGGAAAATCATTACTTCCTAAAGAAGAATTGATTGAAGGTATCTGCAAAGCACTGGAGATCAATGACGATGTCCTTGATGCACAAAAAGCAATTGATGAGGCCAGTGAGCAGCATAGCAATAAGCCAGCAACAGTTGATCGAACTGTTAAGGAACAGAGAATTGCATCCGCTCCATTTGGCACATTGATTGCTTTTCGTGAACCGGAGACAGGTAAGCTCAACACAGCCAAATTGACCAATCGCAATAAGGTCAAGAAGCTCGTCAAATGTGAGACTCAATATGGAAAAGAGTTTACCGTTCCATTCGAGAATGTTGTATGGACCAAAACAGGATCAAGATGGCCAAAAGGTATATATGACGAATTAAAGAGGAAGAGTGCAGATGCGAAAAGAGAGAAAAAGTAATGTAAATGACAAGCAGGCATTTCAAGATGTTCTTGAACTGTATCGGAACAAACAGAAGTTTGAGGCATTGGAAGCTTCGTACAAGGAGCAGAAAGAAAAACTTTCAGTTCGAATTCGTAATTATATGTACAGCCAGGGATATAGCAGTTTTGACTTTCGTAGTCGTGAATTTGGCAATGTCAAAGTCAATCATGTAATAAGGAAGATGATCAAATGGGATGTTGCCAAGTTAAAAAAGAAACTGTCTCCGGAATTGTACGTAGAGCTGGTTGAGAAAGAATATTGCATCAGCGATATGCATGGATTGATAAAGTATTTGAAATCTTGTGGTGTGGATCCAAAGAAGTTCAAAAAACATTTGATTATTACCGAAAAAGTGAATCAGAAGAAAATGGATGAATTATCTGAGATTGGAGACATTACTGCAGGAGATATTGAAGGTTGTTACGAGTTAAAAGAGGCAAATGGTTATATTACGATAAACGTTAAGAAAGACGAGGATAATGAGTAATGTACATAATCAAGGAGAGCAGCTTGCAAAAGTCCTTTGGTACTACAACCTACTTGAGCATGTGTGCCAAGGAAAAGAGCAGATTATATGTCCATTCCACGAAGATATCAACCCCAGTATGACCGTTGATTTGGACCATGGAAGTTATTTTTGTTTTGGTTGCCAAGAAGCTGGTGATGCATTAAAGTTCGTACAAAAGATGGAAGCAAAGAATGGGCTAAATGAATTGCAAGGTTGCAAAAAGTTCTTTGAGATATTGAAATCAGAAAAGTGTAGCAATGTTGTGGTACAGCATACCGAACAGCAGCAAAAAAGTTCCAAACAATTATATACAGAGGCATATGACTACTATCATGGGTTGTCGACTATTGAGTGGGCAAGCAATTGCAAAGATAAAGACCAGCAACGGATCGTTAAGTACATGGCAAAGAGAGGATTTGGTTGCAATACACTGAATAAATGTGGTTGCAAGGTTAATTACAATCAAAGCTATGGAATGATCTTTCCAATGATGGACAATGGTAAGTTTAAGGGTTGGGTTTGTAGAACAATGATTCCCGAAGTAGAGCAAAAGAGGAAGTATTTGTATAACAAAGGATTCCGGCGCCGAACTACATTGGTTGGTGATTATCAACATTGTGACGTTGTGTTTGTAGTTGAAGGCTATATGGATAGGTTGAAATTCATTCAATTTGGAGCAGATAACGTTGTTGCGATATTAGGCTGGAAGATGTCTCAGTTGCAGTACAAGAAGATCGTTGAAGCTAATCAAAATATGATTGTTGTTTCTGCCTTGGATAACGACGAATGCGGCAAAAAAGGAAGTAAGTATTTGCATAAGTTGTTTGGTGATCACTATGTAAGATTTCAGTATTTAAAGGGTATTAAGGATCCAGGAGAGATGGATCGGCAACAGTTTGATAAAATGTATAGACGTACACAACAAATAATTATGGGTGTAAGCGCTAAACTAAAGAGCTAAATTGACTTGAAATGTGAGGGTATGGTCGTGCACACGTCAGATTGCAGGGACAGGAGTGGTTAGCAGGAACTGAGGCCAAAGAGTAGCATATAAGTAAAGTGCCGTTGCGATATAGCGTATACCAAGAAAGAGGACGATATGGGATTATTAGACGATATTAAAAATGAAGCAAAGAAATCAGGACAGAGCAAAGGCAAGTTCATTTATTTCCGTGAAGGAGAGAAGAAGCGAATCAGATTCTTAAATGATATGGAAGATGGAATGGAGATCCCGTTTCACGATAGCTTTACCAAGGGAGTAAATGTACCATGTCAGGAACTGTTTGGAAGAGATTGTTCGTATTGTGAAGACGATGAGCTAAGAACAAGAAACTTGTATGCATGGTCAGTATATGATTACGAAGCAAAAGAAGTCAAGATTTTCATGCAAGCAGTAAACAACTGTACGGCGATTCCGGCAATTATGGCTTTGTATGAGAACTATGGAACGTTGCTGGAAAGAGATCTCGTTATTTCACGTACTGGCAAAGGCCAGGCAACAACGTACAGTGTTGTTCCGATGGATAAGAATAAGTTTAGAAACAACAAAGTAAAGCCGCTGTCAAAGAAAGCTTTACTGAAGTATTTGGATCAAGCATATCCAGCAGATGATTCTGATGAAGAGGATGAATACGAGCAGCCGAAGAAAAAGAAACCATCAACCAAGAAATCGGAAGATTGGGATGATGAAGAGGAAGATGGCGACGATATTGATTACAGTGAAATGAGTGCTCGTGAGCTGTATGATTTGTGCAAAGAGCGAGAGCTGGAATGTAAACCAAAGAAGCCAGCCAAATATTACATCAATTTACTGGAAGAAGATGATAAAGCTCATAGTGATTGGGATGATGAGGACCAGGATGACGAAGACGAATGGGAAGAGGACGAAGAGTAAATTACATGAGGCGGACATAGTTCCGCCTTTTTGTTTAGGAGGTTAGAAAGTGGTTGATTTACATAGGCATGACATGTTTAGTAGATTCGATGGTTTTGGCAAGCCAGAAGAGTTGGCAGAGTTAGCAAAGGAGCTTGGGCACACTGCATTAGGCACATCCAACCATGGCAACACCAATGGATTGGTGCAAACGTATACTGCGTGCAAAGCTGCTGGTATTAAACCGATCCTTGGTGTAGAGGGTTATTTTTTGCCGGTGTACAAACCTCAGCAGCGTGGCTATCATTTGTGTTTGTTTGCAATGAATCTGGAAGGGTATAAGAATATCAATGTGATTCAAACAGAGGGGGAAAAACAAAAATATTACAATCCTATTTGGGATTTTAAGCTATTGGAGAAGTACAACGAAGGTTTGATATGTACGACAGCTTGCGTCGCAAGCTACAGTTCTCAATGCATCGCTAAAGGGAAAGCGAAACAAGCAAAGAAATATTTGGAGAAGTTGCAAGACATATTCGGTGAAAATCTTTATATCGAGATTCAGCCATACGTTGTTAGTGAGCAAGGGTTGCAGGAAAAGATCAATGCTAAGATGATAGAGCTTGGTGACCAATTAGGAATCAAGTGTATCCTTACTTCTGATTCACATCGAGGCAGAAAAGAGGATTTTGGCACATATTTGAAGATGCACCAGATTGATGGGCACGATCCAGAATGGGTAAAAGGAACGTATAAGGATCGTTACATGCCAAAACTTTGGGAGATGGAAAAACGTTTTGTTAAGATGCATAAAAATGATTTTGGCAATCCTAAAGCGCTTGCAAAGGAAATGCATCAAAATCTTGAAGAGTTAGAAGCAAAGGTTGATGGTACAATATTAGACCAGCTACCACTTCAGTTGCCGAAAGTTGACAGTAAACTTGATAGTACCAAAGAGATCGTACGTCAAATAAAGGAAGGATTGAAGCGGCGTGGTCAATATACCAAAGAATATATTGAGCGGTGTAAGACAGAGCTGGATGTAATTAAAACAAACGGATTTGTTGATTACTTTTTAATTGTTGCAGATTATGTAAACTGGGCGAAAGATCATGGTATATGCGTCGGTCCAGGAAGAGGGTCGGTGTGCAATTGTTTGGTAGCATACGCAATGCATATCACAGAAGTTGATAGCATTAGGTTTAACTTGGATTTCAGGCGATTTATGAGATATGACAAGAAGCAGTTTCCTGACATTGATATTGATTTTGAGATGGATCGTCGTGGTGAGGTTATCAACTATTTAATTAACAAATATCCGGGACAAAGCGCACGTGTGTCTTCATATGGCTTGTATCAGGTTGATAATACGATAAACGATTTGGCCAAGGTATGTGGATTGCAAACGGATAAAACGGTAGATATTGGCGTTGCGAGAGAAAATGCAGAAGTGGTTCGTTCAATTAAGAGAATCGTATCACGCTATAGAAACGACGATGGTAGCTTGGATGTAGATGCTTTATTTAATGGCGAAAACGCTAGTGATGTTGAATACTATAATAAAACGTATGACAACATTATAACACATTTCTCCAAGCTGTATAGAAAGGTTCGATTTGTTGGCACACATGCGGCTGGTGTTATTCTTACATCCGGAGATGTTTTGCAATATACCAGTATTCGGATGGACAAAATGGGTAATCTGTACAGTTCGTATAATCTTGAAGACTTGAACAGTATTAACATTATCAAGTTTGATTTATTAGGTTTAAGGACGATGCAAAGCATTGGTGAATGCCGTAAGCTGGCTCATAAGGTAGGCTTTGACATTGATGCGGTTGATGATCCGGTATTGTTGGAAGAGTTTAGGCTTGGCAATACATGCGGTATATTTCAGCTAGAAAAGAATACAGCGAAGAAGATTTTGGACGATATTGACTGCTCAGATTTTAATGATGTTATCGCTACAATTGCCATGAACCGACCAGCAACATTAGCAATCCATTCACCGGAGCTTTACGGCGATAACAAGAGGCATCAGGACGAAGTCGATAAAAACGATCTGTTTTATCAACATACTGCAGAATCGTATGGCATTGTAATATATCAAGAGCAGTTGATGTACGTTTGCGTATACATTGGTGGTTTGGAATGGGTGGAAGCAGACAAGGTGCTCAAAGCAAACAAGCATGGCCACGTTGATCAGTTCCACGAAGAAATTGCAAAGTATCGGAAGAAAACTGGCGTTGATCTTCATAAAAAGTTTGTTGCTGGATGTATTAAAAATGGTTTGTCGGAAGAAAGAGCGGAACAGGTATGGGATGCATTGTCAAGATATTCGTTTAACAAAGGGCATTCCGCCGGTTATGCAATCATCAGTATGGAAGAAATGTATTATAAGATCTATTATCCCGTTATTTTTTGGTACGCTAAAATCAAGTATGCAAGGAACGATAAAGAAAAGGACGAGTTTTGTTGCCAAGCATCAAAGGGCGGTAGCGTAGTATTTTTGCCACATGTTAATTATTCCAAGTCTTGCACTTCAATTCGCAAAGTAGATGGTGAGCTGGCTTTACAGAAGGGGCTGTCAGATATTAAAGGTATTGGTGAAAAAGCGGCGCAGGCAATCTATGAAGAAAGAAAAGCAAACGGTATCTTTACTTCGTATGACAATTTTTACGATCGGTGCAAAAGCAGGGCGGTAACATCTAGGGTTATCAATACGTTGATGGACCAAGGAGCATTAGAGTTCAACAAGAAGCAGTATATCAAGAAAGTAACAACATATAACTCTTCTTTATTGAGCCGTGCATTGGATTAGTGTTGACCTGAGCCGGAAAAAAGAGTTATAATATAGTAAACGCTAAGGTTAGCAAAAAAATGAATAGAAAGAAAAGGAGAAAAGTAGGATGAAAGATTGGATAGAAAGACACAAGAGTACAACAGTAAGATGCAACTTACAGTTTGAAGGAATTCATTGCTATCCGGAAGCGCCACTCGAAGTGGCATATTTAAGAGAACCGCATCGCCACATTTTTAACGTAGAAGTAGAGATGGATGTGTTTAATGGCGATCGTGAGATTGAATTCATTATGCTTGGGCATCAGATTAAGAAATATATCAAGTCGTTTTCACACGATGAACATGATGTAGTGCAATTAGGTAGTTGGTCTTGTGAAAAGGTTGCCAATGCAATTGCTGGTGAGTTGTTTAACACCATCCCAAGAAGCGGCCAGCGGGATATTGTAGTTACTGTTATGGAAGATGGCGAGAATGGTGCAACGGTATATAGCTGGAGAAATAAAGATGAAGTTTGATTCTTATCAAAAGATGAACAAAATGAAACTGTAGCGTATGGTACGTTAGTTGAGGAGGATAAATGAAGCTAAAGAAGTATCAAAGCGAATCTTATATCGCCGTTCCACCACATAAAAGTGAGAAGGATGAAGTTGCCAATTGGGCTGTAGGGTTAAGTGAAGAAGTAGGTGAAGTGAATAATATCCTTAAACATTATCTGTGGAGCGGCGAATGCATTAACAAAGAAAAGTTGGCAGAAGAGTGCGGGGATGTATTGTGGTATTTGAATGCTGTATGTACAGTGTTTGGAATCGATTTTAATGTAGTAGCAGAGTTAAATATTGCCAAGTTACGGAATCGTTATCCAACAGGTGAATTTGATGCATGTAGATCAAGTCGCCGCAAGCAGATAGATGAACGGTTCTATCAGTCGGATGAATACAAAAAGCTGGTGGAAAGGCTGGTGACAAAATAATGGTTACAATCTTAGCAGGTAACGAGTGCACTGGTAAATCAACATGCTTTGTACATTTGCGGGATATAGTAGAGAATTCACAAGCAGTTGATTGTTTGTTTATCAAAGAGAGCCACACCGATTCAGAGTTAGAAAAGTTTGGAAGAGTAAGTTATATTCGCGAATTAGTGGCTAACAATCAAGCGGCATTGTTTGATAGAGCAACAATGCTAGATGATTTGGTATACAATCCGATCACAGATAATAAACAGTCGCAATTGATCAATGAACAAACAAAAGAATGGTATGTTGATACATTAAAACAGTGCCAAATCATTTTCTTTGAGTGTTCTTTGGATACAATTAAGCAAAGGTTAAGCCAAAGAGGCGATGAATATATTGACGAGTCTCAGTTGGAGCAAATTCGGCAAGGATATGAAGCTATATTTGAACAGTATGGGTTGGAGCCAATTAGAATCAATGTAGATGGATTAAGTGAGCAGGAAGTCGTAGAAAAAGTAATGGAGGTATTAAGATGGTAAAGCAACATAAGATTGCACATATCGTTCCGGTAGGATGTTTGGAGAAAACAAAAGATAATCAGTATCATATGTGCTTGGCACATTTGGTTAAACAATCGGAAGAATACAGAAAGTTCTTTCGTAGAATGTCTGATGAAGGTAAGTTTGTTTTGATGGATAATGGAGCAGCAGAAGGAGAACAACTTCCAATCGAGGAGCTGATCAAGTGTTATCAATTGGTACACCCAACGCAGGTTGTTCTTCCGGATACATTATTAGATGAATACGATACGTTACAGAAGCATTTGGACGCACTTGGCTATCTTCATGGTTATTATAACGAGAAGTTGCCATTTGGTGTAATGGGCGTTCCACAAGGACGCGATTTTACAGAGTGGTATGATTGTATGTTAAGGATGTTAGCATTGGATGGGATCAGTTGTTTGGGCGTTTCTAAGTTCCTAGAAACGGAAACTGGTGACCGCAAAGTTCGATACAGAGCTGCGGAGGCAATTGGGGAAGTGGATAATTCGATGGAGGTTCATTTGCTTGGTTGTAGTGATGGCTCACGAGTAGTCCGCGAGATATTTGAAGATTTTCCAATGGTTAGAGGTTGTGACAGTGCTTTCGTTTACATAGCATCACAGGCTGGTGAACGCATCGGAGAAAAAGATGTTGACCGATCGGCTGGTGAGATTGATTTTCTGAATGGTGCGGATTACAATTCATTAGCAAGCAATATGGATGCATTCAATGTTTTGGTTGGTGTAGGCAACAATGGCATTGATAGAAGCTGGGAATAGGAGGAAAGCAGTATGTACAGAGTAAGTAAGAGGATGGAGATCGCTGGAGCGCATAAGTTGCAATTGCCGTATCAGAGCAAGTGCGAAAACCTGCATGGTCACAATTGGATCGTAACAGTTTACTGCGAGAGCACTAAGCTGACAGACTATGGGATGATTGTAGACTTTAAGAAAGTAAAAGAAGCAATTCATGGCAAGTTAGATCATGCCTTCATCAACGAAGTTATTCCATTTAATCCAACAGCAGAAAATATGGCTAAGTGGATTTGTGATGAAGTAGATAAGATTTGCGAAGTTGGTTATTGCTATAAAGTAGACGTTCAGGAAAGCGAAGGCAATGTAGCAACGTACATCAAGTCAATAGGACAGAGAATTCAGGCGGAGGCATAAGATGAAAGTAGTTGAGATCTTCAAAAGTATTGATGGTGAAGGAATTAGGGCAGGACTTCCGGTTGTATTTGTTCGTTTGTACGGTTGCAACTTAAATTGCAGTTACTGTGATACGCCTTATAGCCACATTACAGAGCAGGACAAAGCAGTTGAGATGGATCCAAGTGAAGTTATTGATTGCGTTATTGGTTCGGGCATTCCACGTGTTACAATCACAGGTGGTGAGCCATTGATTCATCAGGATATTGAGAAGTTAATTGATGGCTTAATTAAGCATGGCATTGAAGTAAATATTGAGACTAATGGTACAAGGCCAGTTCCTGCAAGGTATCAGGCTGGTGAAAGAAGGTTGCTGTTTTTCACAATGGACTACAAATGTCCATCAAGTAGAATGGAAAGTGCAATGAGTATCGAGAATCTTAATACATTAAAGAATTGTGATGTATTAAAGTTTGTAGTCGGATGTAAAGGTGATCTCGATGCTGCATATTCGGTTATCAATAGTTTGCGATCCGATCCGCAGATCTTTTTCAGTCCAGTATTTGGCGAGATTGAGCCATCAGCAATTGTTGACTACATGATGGAGAAGAAACTATGGAATTGTAGAGTGCAAGTGCAGCTACACAAGATCATTTGGAATCCAAACGAAAGAGGTGTGTAGGATGGAAAGAGAATTAAGCAAAGAATCAATGAATAAGATTGAGCAGGCAGTTAGATCAATCTTAGAAGCATTAGGCGATGATCCTGAAAGAGAAGGGTTAAAGGACACGCCAAAGCGTGTTGCTAAGATGTATAACGAAGTATTTGAAGGTATGAGATATACTAACGAAGAGATCGCTAATAAGTTTAACAAATGCTTTGAAGAGCCAGAGGCAAAAGATCTCGTGCTAATGAAGAATATTGATGCATTTAGCTATTGTGAGCACCATTTAGCATTGATGTATAACATGAAGGTTTCTGTTGCATATATTCCGGATGGCAGAGTCATCGGGCTGAGCAAGATTGCAAGGATTGTTGATATGGTATGTAAGCGCCTGCAACTTCAGGAGCGCATTGCAACCGACATTGCAGATATATTGCAGATGGTATTAAAGACCCATGATGTGATGGTTGTGATCGAAGGAGAACATTCTTGTATGACTGCAAGAGGAATCAAAAAGCCAGGAACTGTAACAAACAGTGCAGTATTGAGAGGTTTATTCAAAGAGAGTGCACCGTTACGTGCAGAAGTATACAGTTTGCTTAGTAAATAAAGTTATGTTGGTAAATCAGCGCCGGAACATATCGGAAGTGTTTTGGCGCTGATTTTGATTAGCAAGTTGCTATGGAGGATTTGATGAAAACATTCTCAAGGATAACCAAGTTAAAGCTTAAGGATAGGTGTGGCAAGATTGAGTCGTATCGGATTGTGCAAGTAGATACGGATGATGGAACGTCGTATAGTATTTACCTAGAAGTAGGCGCAAAAACGTATTTACAATTCAGTACGCAAACAATTGAAGAGTTAAATCATAAGTATCAATCAATGTTAATGGAAGCAAGAGAACAAGGAAAGAGGTATCAAGTATGCCGGATATTGTAGTGCAATTTCAAAGGGTATTGGAACATTATGAGGTGTATGTTAATGGCCAGTTTGAGCAAAGTTGCGATATTGGAGAAAGAACAGAAGTGGAGCAACATATTGAAAATAAATATGGGAAAGTTGTTGACATTTAGTTGGTAAGTGTGTATAATAAAGATAGTTAAAGAAGAACAAACAAATTTCTAGGAGGAAAACAAAATGAGACTATGGCATATAGATTTATTAGATGTTTTGCCAAGGCAGCAATTGTTATCACAATGGAGAGAATGCTGTTGTATAGCAAGAAATATCTATGTAAACGGTACACCAAATCATTTGTTGGTAAATAAAATATTAGATTATGACATTTCTGATTTTTACAGTTATTCAATTCTTGTATCAAATGAAATACTTAGAAGAGGTTATAAGGTAGATCACAGCAAATTTGAAAAGTACTATAAATGTGATAGGTTTACAAGTAGACCGTTCAAAGGTTGGCATAATGATAGATACTTTCTGCAGTGTTTTTGCAATTTGCAAGAAAAGTATGATTGTGGAGGAATGACTGATCAGGAATGGTATAAAGTAGAAAGTAAATTAGTAAATAAACACTACGAAAGGAGTTGTAAAAAATTATGGCAATTGGAATAGATAAAATGATTGATCGTGACCAAATGCATTTAGAAGTATTAAATAGAATGCCAGTAAATATGTTGGTAATTACAGCCAAACGTTCAGGAACAGAATATGAGATCAATGATGGTAAAATTGTTGCAGAAATTACTAATGTGAAATGCTAAGGAAACAAAAGTAGCTACAGGTTAGCTAGATTGGAGGAAAAAGTGGCAAAGACAAATAAGGAAATGATCATTAAGCTATGCAATCAAATTAACAAAAAAGATGGTGAAGGTTCTATTTACACCATAGGTAGCAAAAATGCCAATCTTAAGATTAAGAGATGGCCAACTGGTATTGAAGATCTTGATGCAATTATCGGTGGTGGTATGCCAGAAGGTAGAGTGGTTGAGATTTTTGGTCCCGAAAGTTCAGGGAAAACAACGTTGCTTTATCACTTGTGTGGTTTGCATCAGTTATGCTTGGATATTCCAATTGAGGGAACATTTGATGCAGAACGTGCAAAGGTATTTGGTAATAGACCAAAACAAATGTTGATTTATCGTGCCAAGTACGGCGAAGATGCATTCAATAAAACAATACAGTTTGCAAAAGCTGGTATACCGTTAATTGGTATTGATTCAGTACCAAGCATGGTTCCAAAGGAAGATGCTGAAAAGGTTCTTAAGTCCGCCGAAAAGGACTCGATCGAAGAACAGAGAATTGGTGGCACAGCAAGGTTAATGAACAAGTATCTTCCTACTGTAGAAGAGATTATCGAGATCACTGGAACGACGTTGGTGTTCGTTAATCAGGTAAGGGATAAGATGAATGCAATGTTGTTTGGAGAAAAGACAGATACTCCAGGAGGCAGAAAGTTAAAACATGCTTGTTCACTCCGCATCCAAGTAGCGCGGAGAGCTTGGATTGAGATTCCCAATAAGGATCCAAGAAACAGTGCTACAAACAAGAAAGTCGGATTGATTATGAAGTGCAAGGTTGTTAAATCCAAGGTATGTAACCCAATGGGTGAATGTGAGATTCCGCTTTTCTTTGATCGTGGTTTTGTTTCGTTTGATGATGTTCAGAAGATCAGAAAAGAACTAATGGTTGCAGAAGCAGCAAAATTTGGAAAGAGAGTTCCAAAGGAATTTATGGAGGATGATGATGAATAGCAATATAGAGAAGTGTTCTGCTTGTGATAGTGCTTCGATGGAACATTGTTTGCAAATAAAATGTAAATATTGGGCAGCTGGAAGTCATTTGGATAAAAATAAGAATAAAAGACGTAAACGTAAAAATAACTATCCAAAATGTTTTGTTTCAAATGGATACGAAGCGGAAATCTTTTGGATTTAAAGATCATTTATACGAAGCATTTGATTGTCCGCACTGTGGATGTCAGATGTTAATGAATGAAAGATTTCCTGTAAAAAACGGAATTAAGATTACAGAAGGGCATGCAGATGGATACGATTCCGCCGAAAAAGAAGTAATTGCTGCAATTGTAGAAAATGAGTTAAAAGGTGAAGACGCAGATAATGCAAAAGAGGCAGAATGGAAAGATAAGATGATGAGGAAGTTCACGCAGAAGGTTTAAAAATAACAGAAGTTTACGAAAGGTTGTGAATGATAAATGGAATATAAGTTAAACTGTTTTGGTCAATGGGAAGATATAGCAAGATGTGGAATGTGTCCAGACGAAGGAACATGTTCGTGCGAGACTAAGTGGAAAGCGGATCAACAGAAATTAGGCCAGCAGAAAACTAATAAAAAGTAGAAATAGTTGTTGCCGCTTTTGTAAGTTTGTGTATAATATAATTATAAGGAGCAAACAAATAACACCTAGGAGGGTAAAGAAATGAAAAAAATGTCAAAGATGGATAGAATTGATTACATTGAACAGCAGACCAATAGAAAAGTAATAGATACAGAAGTTGAGGGTAATGTTACTATTTATTGGAGTGAAGATGGTGTAATAGCAAAGTACAATATGAGAACAAACAAGTTGACAATTATGGATTGGGCAATTGCCAAATAAATATCTAGGAGGATAAAAATATGAAAGCAATAGTAAAATTCAAAGACAATGGAAAGTACAGACAGAAAACAATTGAAGTAGAGAAAAATGAACCAACTGCAATCATAAGAAAGTTCATTGAAGCAATGAATATATCTAAGTATACGTATATTACAACAGTAAAATGTGGTAGACTAGAGTATCAGTGGTTTGGCGATGCAAATGGTGCATTTTAAATAAGAACAAAGCCGGATGAAATATTCCGGCTATTGTAATATTAAGGAGAGAAGTGAATGGGAATAATTGATGAAATTAAGAACAGTGCAGCAAAGAATGGAACTAAGATTCAAACATCAGATGCAGCACAGTTGGAGAAGATTCTCAACAAGATGTTTTATACCCAACATAACATCGGTGAGGAGGTAAAGTTCATCGAGCAAGTAATGACTAGAGGTCTTGAGTCTCAGGAACGTGTTGGATTGCATGCGTCATCATTGATTGTTGGGGACAAGCAATGGTGTACGAGAAGAGAAGTGTTAAGTTTATTATATAAGCAAGTCCAGAAAGAGAATACTAATGTTGGCTTGCTGAGGATATTTGAGGAGGGCAATGCAATCCATGAGAAGTGGCAGAGACTCTTGATTCGTGCAGGATATGGAAAAGCAAAGACAATGGACCGGACAAGGTTTAATACAGAATACGAAGTATCATACACACCTGATATTGTTTGTAGGATTCCTGAGTTCTTTGACGGTGTAATGGTTGGAGAAATCAAATCGGTGAATAGTTTTCAGTTCAAAAAAATGAAGAGCCACCCATCGGCACACAAGCAGTTGCAGTTGTACATGTATTTCTGTATCCAGGAAGCAATGGCAAAAGGAAAGTGGAATGGGAATGACTACACCAAAGGGTTCGTCCTTTGTGATTCTAAGAACGATCAGGAGTTCACGTGTTATGTATACGATTACGATGAGGATTTCTTGGAGCCTTATATCGATCGTATGGATCAGGTACAATTCTATAAAAACAGGTTGTTGGATGAACACAAGCTAGTTAAACGTTGCAAAGAGTGCACCAACAGCAATTGTAAAATGGCAATGGATTGTGTTATGAGGAATGCATGTTGGGATGTTGGATTCGGGAGGGTTAAGCTATGAAAGTAAGCAAAGGGCAGATTGTTGTAGGAATAAACCCTTACAATAATAAAAAACGCAAATTCAAATACTTAGGAAAAAGTAAAGGCATAGAAAAGTATACACATCCAATCTGCTTGTATGATTATAAAGAAAAATGCGTTGTAATGATAACTAATGAATTTGCTAAATTATGGAAGATAAAGCCATATGAGTAGAATATGTCCTATAAATCATTCTGTTGTACTTTACTTGGACTGTTTGGATTGTGATGATAAAATATGTAAGCAATCAAATAAAAGTCCTCAGAATGTCAAATATGATCCCAGGGAGGTATATCATAAGAATGTCAAGAAATAAAATGAAAAATATAAGAAAAGATGATGAATATGAAACGCCAGAATATGCAGTTAAAATCATAGAAAAATATTTGAAAAGGAATAGTAAAATTTGGTGTCCATTTGATAAAGACGATAGTAATTTTGTAAAAGTATTAAGGCAAAGCGGGCATGATGTTGTAAATTCACATATAGAATACGGGCAAGATTTTTTTAAGGCAAAAGTTAAAACAAAATTTGATTATATAATATCAAATCCGCCATATAGTGTAAAAGATCAAATTCTTACAAAAATATATGAATTACAAATACCATTTGCGTTGTTATTAAATTTGCAAGGATTTGCAGATAGTAAAAAAAGAGCAAATTTGTTTATAAGAGAAGGTGTGCAAGTTCTTTACATATATCCAAGAATATGCTACATAAAAGAAGGAATACAAACTAAAGGCAATATATTTCAATCCGGGTATATTTGTAAAAATGTGTTACCGAATGACCTAATGATTGAAATCTCGGAAAATAAATAATTAAGCAGAAAGGAAGAAACATGCATACGATAATAGTAGGCATAGATCAATCATATAAAGATACAGGTATCTCAATATGGTTTGATGGTAAATTAAAACAAGCAACTGATTGTTTTACTCAGAACTTAAGCAACAATACGGTTAAGCGTGCAACATTAAGATCAAAGCTTTTGAATATTTTTGGTAAGTTAAATGCAAAAAAATTAGCTTATGATTCTGCAAAAGAAGATTGTGAGTTAATCTGTATCATAGAACGTATTCGTTTACAATCACAAGGTTTTATCAACATTGACTATATCAAATCAATAGGTGCTTTAAATGCTATGATTGTAGATACAGCAAATATGTATAATATTCCGGTATATTCTGTTGACACAAGAGCATGGAAATCAGCATCAGTAGGGACATCAAAGGGAAAATCAAATAAATATGGTTTTGATCCTAAAAAATGGCCTACAATATTATGGTGTATAAAGCATGGATATAAAAGCAAAATTAAAGCAGATGCTGGAAGAAAAAAGAAAGGTGTGATAGAAAAGAACGGAGAAAGATACACCTACAATGATAATATTGCTGATTCGATTGGTATTGGCAAGTTTTACTTTGTAGGAAATCACAACTTATTAAAGGAGGAACACTAATATGGATTCAGTATGTAAAGGTTGTACCCTCCGTATCGTCGGTTGCCACACAATATGTGAGCAGTATTTGGAGGAGGTCAAAAAAAACAATGAACGTTATGAGAGGAACGCGAAGCAATTTAGAATAGATGACGCGTTAGCAGATATGCATAGAGCTAGTAAAAGGAATAAACGCTCAGTGCATATACCTAGCAAATGCCATATTAAGTAGGCGGGTAACACCGCCTATTTATTTTTATAAAAAGTTTCCGAAAACATGTTGACATTTGTTTCTAAATGGACTATACTCTAAACATAAGTTAAAGAGATAACTTAATAACAAATATTAAATACATAAATGTATGGAGGTACAAAATTATGAGAACAAATAACATTGAAGCACAGGTAAACGGTTTAACAGTAGTTGAGATCAGAAAGTTAGCAGTAAAATATGGAATTAAGAATCCAAGCAAATACAGAAGAGTTGTATTAGTTCCAATGGTAGTTGAAGCAATTGCTAAGGTTGAGCAGAAGAAAGCTAATGCAAACAAGAGAGTAAAAGCGGATAAAGTAGAAAACGATCAGGTAGAGATCATTGCACAGCAGTTGCTATCAGATATTGAGACGCTTGGTGTTGAGAACAATCAGTTAATCAAAGTTAATCGCAAAGTGTTAATCCGTGTAATGAAAATGTTACATTGTAGCAAATGGTATAGAACATACGGCAAGGCTACAATGATTGAGAAAATCAAAAATGCAGTAGCGTAAGGAGGTAAAGCAATGAGAAAGCTTAATAGTTTTGAATTGCAGTTTTGGAACAACATTAGTATCGGGATTTTGATTGATGCTGGCTTTGCAGTTGAGATCAATGATGGTATGATTACTGGAGTCGGTACAACAAACAGCTAGGAGGTTATAATGAGTGAACCAATTAAAATGAGAATCAATAGTGGAAAGAAACATTGCGAGTGTACAGCATGTGGCAAACCAATTGAAAAAGAGGACAAAGAGTTTTACGATATGGCAATTGGAGATGTAATTGTTCATCTGTGTTTTGATTGTATGGATATAGTATTTCGCAAAACATTGAAGGCAACAGTACAATATCAGGGGAAGTTGAAAAGTCCAAACAAGAATATACGGAGGTAAAGAGAGATGGGAATTGCAAGGAAGTGTGATAGATGTGGCAAGCTATTTGATCCATACAACATTGATGCAGGTTATAAAGTACCAAACAGATATATGAATATTTTACTAAGAAACGTATTACTTGTAGATGAAACATACAAAGAGCTTGGCGATTATGATTTGTGTAAAGAATGCAACGATTCATTTTTAAAGTGGCTATCAAAACCAAATGTTGTGAAGTTTGAGTGTTCACGATTTGGAAATATTAACATGAAAAGTATTAAATGCAAATCATGTCAAATATATCAAGAGTGTAAAAAAGTAAAAAAAGAGAAGGAAGAAGTTGCCAGCAAAAAGAAAGGTGGACCAGAATGTTTTGGCAAGTTCGATGGAAATAATTGTGATTGCCTTCTTTGTGGGTTAATGAATGACTGCGAGGAAAAAACAAATGAGCAATAATCAGCCACGTAGTTTTAAGTTCTACCGTAAAAACGAAGAAGAAGTTATGAAGTCACTTGGCCTTAAGCCTACGAAGAATTCTGGTTCAGGTTGGATTGAAAAGGAAGATGGACAAAATGACTATGTTATTTGTCAGTTAAAAAGTACAGATGCACAGTCAATCAAAGTAAATCAAAAGGATATTAGGACTTTAGAAAACAATGCTTTGGTTGAACATAAGATCCCGGTATTTGCAATTCAATTCTTAAACACTGGTGAGGTATGGTTAATGGTAAAGCCGGAAGATATCAAACCAGTTAGCCAATATTTATCGGATGGTACAATACCTGATACATATGATCTTGGAATTGACCTAAATGATGCACAAGAATCTATTGTAAATCAACCCAAAACAATTCGAAGTAGTTCATCTGCAAGAGAATCTTTCCACAACCAACAAAAAAGTAAATACAACAAAATAAGGAGTGCAAAATGAAGAGAATCAAAGTACAAAGTTTCTGCAGCTATAAAGGACATAGCGTATTGCAGAATGGTAGCGTTAATTTAACATTTAAAGCACCATACAGTGAGATTACAAACAGTGTTCAGCTTTTACAGTTGTTAAACAATGACGTAAACATCCAGGCCAAGTTAGGAACAGAGCCGAAGCCATTCCGGCTTGGTACGTTTCGGATCAAGAGTGTTGGATTCGATGGAGACGGAGAAAGCATAATCAAGTTCAATAGCTTGAATGACTTCATTGATATTGATGCAATTAACAAATTGATCACCAAAGATAAATTCAAAGTTCGTTTTTCAGCTAATGTAGAAGAGGAAGA